GTGATCGTGCTCGTGATGATGCCGATGTTCTGGATGAACCCGTTCATCACTTGCTGGATCATGTTCAGGCCCTGTTGCATCAGGGCCGGTCCCTGGGTCGCCAGGGTGTTAAGCAGCGTCGGGATGAGCTCGCCCTGGATCGTCGCCACGACCTGGGGGAGGGCCTGGCCGATCCCTTGGATGATCGCCGTGATGATGTTGATGCCCAGGAGGAGGAGCTGGGGCGCGGCGCTGATGAACGCGCTCAGGATCTGGGGGATGGCCTGGATCAGCGCCGTGGCGATGGTCGGCAGGGCGGTCATCAGGCCCGTGACCAGGCCCTGGATGAGCTGGAGCCCGGCCTGGATGAGCTGGGGGATCAGCCCGATGATGCCGGTGATCAGCGTCGTGGCGAGCTGGACCACGGCCGGGAGGAGCGTCGGCAGGGCGTTGACGATGCCGGTCACCAGGCCGTTGATCAGCGCTCCGGCGGCCTCCACGATCCGGGGCGCGCTCGCCACCAGCGCGTTGACCAGGCCGGTCACCAGCGAGACCACGCCCTGGACGATCTGGGGGATGATCGTCGGGAGGGCGTTCGCCAGCCCAGTCACCATCTGGAGAATGGCGTCCGTGACTTGCTCGCGGAAAGCGAGGATGTTCTGGATGATCGTCGGGAGATTGGCCGCCAGGTACTGGAGGCCCTGGCTCACCAGGCGCTGGATCGCACCCACGGCCCAGTCGAATACCTCGCCCCACGAGGAGAACCCGGTGGCGAACTCCCGAATGGCGACATAGGTACGCGCGGACCAGGCGATGAACTCGCCCAGCTTGCTGATGATGAACTGGATTCCGTCGAAGAAATCACCGAAGAAAACGGCCAGCTCGGGCGCGGCTCCGGCGATGTTGTCGAACATATTGCGGAGCGCGCCGCCGGTCTCGCTCAGCCCGGTGGCGAACGCTTGCATGATCGGGCCACTGGACTGGACCAGGTTGACGAACCCCGGGAGGGCGTTCTCCACCAGGCCGACCACGCCACCGGTCAGGACCGCGATCTGGGGAGCCAGGCCCTCGAACATCTGCCGGAGCTGGGGCGCGATGCGTACGGCCAGCTTCTCGAACTCGCCCAGCGCGCTGACCAGCGGCTGGAGCATCGGCTGGGCGGCGGCCGTGAACTCCGACTTGATCGTGTCGGTCAGGCTCTTGGCCGCGTTCTTGAGGGCGCTCTCCTCCTTCAGGAGCGCCACGGCCAGGCCGATACCGGCGAACCCGATCCCGGCCGCGATGCCCGCACCGATCAGCGAGCCGATGGCCGGGACGGCCGCGCCAGCGATGGCCCCCGCGATGCCGAGGCCCACGCCCACCAGTGCCGGTCCGGCGATGGCCGGGATGCGGCCCAGGCCCGCCGTCAGCGCGTTGGCGAACAGCGTTGCGGTATCGGTGCCGGTCCGGCCGAACAGGCCCGCCAGGAACCGGCGGATGCCGCTCTCGTCGGTGTTGCGCTGGAGCCCCCGGCCGATGGCCTTCCCGGCCTCGCGCCCGGCCGCGTCACCGGCGGCCCGCCCGGCGCGCTCGCCCATCGCCACGAACCGGCCGTTGGCGTCGCGGAGCTTGCCGTCCGCGCCAACGGTGATGCCCTCCCCGAGCTCGCGCCCGGCCTCCAGCCCGCCCTTGCGCACACCGTCCGAGTCAATCGGGACGTTGACGGGCGTGATGTCGATCCGTGACAGTGCACGGTCAAGGTCGCGTTCGGTCTGCCGGGCGAAGTTGCGTACGTCGCCCTCAACCTCAACCCTGGCCTTGCCCACATCGGTCACGTGACCAGCCTACGGGGCTTGACAATGCCCCGTCATTCCGGTGCAAGGGGGCATCTCGCGTAGGATGGCCGGATGGATGTCTCGCGCGCTCAGCTCTCGAACCTCGGGGACGAGGTGGTCCTGGAGGACCCTGGGTTCCCCTGGACGGTCCGAGTCCGGCTGTCCAAGGATGCGGACCGGCCGGTCGTCCTGAGCCTCGCTGTGGAGTCCAGGGACGGCCAGCCGGTCAGCTCCACCGTGCTGGCCCAGATCCCGGTCCGCCAGCTCGCCAGCGTGGCCGCCAGCGCCCTGAAGGGCGAGGGGGAGGCCCAGTACAGGATGCTGGCTCAGCCGCGCCCCAGGGGCTCTAGGAGCTGGCCGCCCGAGCACTACCGGAACGTCCACCGCGTGGCGGCCTGGGCACGCGCGACGGGCCGCCCCGGCGGCGCGGCTGGGGCTGTGGCGGAGTTTTGGGAGGTCCACTACCGGACGGCTCGGCGCTGGCTACGGGAGCCGGTTTAGGCCGGGGTCCGGCCATCGCCTCGAACTCGCTCACCACGCGCTCGCTCGGGCGGCGCTTCTTGCCCGGCTGGGTCAGGCTCTCGTCCTCCAGCAGCGCCTCGAACTTGGCCTGGGTCTCCTCGTCCGGGAACCGGCTGGTGACCTCGGCGTAGATGGCGTCCAGCGCCGCGCCCAGCGGCGCGTCCTCCCAGCGGAACCCCCGGCGCATCAGCGCGCCGTTGATGCTCGCCCAGTGCATGTTCGCCACCGAGGCCAGCACCACGCACACGTGGACCGAGCGTCCGGCGGCGGCCTCCAGGGCGTCCGTCAGCGCCGGGCCGAGCTCGGCCTGGTCCACCTCCCCGGACAGGAGGAGGTCGTCCAGGTTGAACGGGTCCTCCGGGCTTGACACTACAAAGTCAAGGATCTCGGTCAGGTCGCCGGAGGTCAGCACCGGCCACCAGTCCACAGCCGAGAGGGCCGGAACGTCGTACGTCCGGCCCCCCAGCTCCAGCTCGATGGCCCAGCACCGCATCGACGCGAGCGGGTCCACCTCCACGTCAGCCCGCCAGGCTCCGGGCCAGCTCCAGGAGCCGGTCCACCGTGGCGGACGGCGGCGCGCCGTCCCACTTGGGCGCGTGCTCGCGCTCGGGCACGGCCGCGAAGTCGTCCCAGTGCGCCAGCTTGTAGTGGTACGTGATCGTGCCGGTGGGGAGCTCGATCCCCACGATGAAATACCCGCCCTCGAACATGGGCGAGTCGTCCGGGTGGTGAGCCTTGCTCCGCCAGGAGTCCCCGGCGCTGGCGGCGGCACCGGCCAGGACGGCGGTCAGCGCGCGCCGGTGGTCGTACAGCTCGCTGAACGTGTGGTGGCCGTCCGAGGTGTCGCTGGGCGCGTCGTCCTTCCAGACCATCTGGCGCGGCTGGGTCATCGGCCCGGCTCCTCGAACAGCGGCGGGTCCACCACGATCTGGGGGCGCGGCACCGAACCGGCGCGGCCGGTGCTGTCCTTGATCCCGGCGCGGACGGCCGCGTCCTTGGCCTGGATGAGCGTGTTCAGCGCGGTGGTGAGCTCGGGGGAGTCGGTCTCGATCTCCACCACCAGCTCCACGGCGGTCTGGTAGAACGGCCGCGAGTAGCGCTGGAGCGGTTCGGGGAGGTGCGAGAAGGTCAGCCACTGGAGGGCGTCACGCACGCCCGGGTGGCGACCCTCGGTCAGGTGCTCGGCGTGCTCGCGCGTCCCGAGCTGGGACGCCGGGTTCGGCTCACGGGTGCCCAGGGGCATCATGCGGTCTTCCTCCGTCGCTTCTTGGGGCGGAACGAGAGCTGGAGGGGGAGGAGCCGCTGGCGCTCCAGCTTGGCCGCGCGGCGCTCGGCCGCGCGGCGCTGGGTCCGCCTCCCCCGGCTGTTCATCGGGCCTTGCCCGGGGCCGCCTTCTTGCGCGTGGCCTTCTTGGCCGGGGCCGCCTTCTTGGCGGCGCGCCGGTCGGCGCGGTTGCCGTTCTCCTCGGCGTAGGTGGCGAACGCATCCACCGTGCCGTTGATGATCTTGGCCGTGTCCATCAGCCCGATGGTCCCGGCCAACATCTCGTCGTCCAGCCACTCCTTGTCCGTGTCGTGGACCAACAGCGAGTCGATGATCAGGCGCGTCCGCTCCAGGGCGCGCATCACCTGCTCGCCGTTCCAGCCGGACACGTCCGCACCCTGGAGCTGGCGAAGCGTGCGCTTCCACACCAGGAGCTGTTCGGGGCTCGGCATCCGGACCCAGAGCTGGCGGCCCGCGAACGGGATCTCCAGCTCGGGCATCGTGGCGGCCTCGGCCGCCGGGGTCTCCTGTTCGGTCATGATGTCACCATACCCCAGGGTGGGAGGACATCTCAGCCGATGGTGACCGTGAACCCCTCCTGGGCGGCCACCTCGCGGAACCCGGTGGACAGGTACGGCCGCCCGGCGCGCGCTGGCTGGCGGACCTGGCGCGCGTAGACCACGCGGCCGTCCACCACGAACCGGAGCTTGCCGCCCGGCCGCTTGGCCCGGATGGTCAGCGCCCGGCGGCCGTTGTGCACGGCCGCCGCATACTCCGCCGTGTACTCCACGCCCCCGATGACCAGCGCCCCGGCGTCGCGCCCGAGCTCCATCCGGCCGGACGCCCGGAGGTTGCCGGTGTCCACCGGGACCAGCACCTGGGAGCGGGTGTACGTCCGGCGGACCACCCGGTTGACCTTCTTGCGCGCCTCGTCCATCCCCACGCCGTGGAGGGTCGCCCGGTCGATGCGGAGCGAGTGAGCAGCCATGCGGCCAGCGTACCGGGTTGCCACATAGCCGTGATGACTGTAAGGTTGAACCATGAGTGACGACAAGATCACCAAGAAGCGTTCCGACCCGTACGGCCGTGACTGCCCGGCGGCCCAGCCGATGTGCCCGTGTGGCGCTCGCGGGTGCGCGCGAGCCGCCGAGCACGCGCGCACGATGGCCCCGGTGTCCACTCGCCGGTGGCGCTGGCGGCGCTGACACTCCAGCGTCAACGGGGCCGGGTCAGCTTGCTGGCCCGGCCTCGCTGCAATCACAGGCCGGACCCCGGAGCGTGACCGGCATCAGCCCGCCCACGCACCCGCCCTGGACCTCGATCGGTTGCCAGACGCCGGGGAGCACGTTCCGCGCCCGGTTGGGCTTGGCCTCGATGAAACAGCACAGCGCGCGCCGCATGGCCGCCGCGCCGTCCATCACGCCCTGGACCGTGGCGTCCCACTCCTCGCCGGTCGGGATGCGGTCCTCGTCCCCCACGGGCGCGCACCGGACGAACCCGAGCTCCAGGGTCACGCCCCAGGCGCTGATCCCCTTGGGCTGGGGCTGGGCGTCCTGGACCGGGAACGCGGCCGAGCTCGGGAAGAACGAGGCCGGGCGGACCCAGGCCAGCCCCTCGCAACACTCGTCCTGGAAGGTGCTCAGGAGGTGGGAGACCACGTTCCCCGCCCGGAGCTGGACGTAGGCCGGGGGATCGTCCAGCTTGGCGAGCTCCTGGGCGTAGCACTCCAGCAGCTCGCGCGCCAGCGGCATCACCAGCGGGTCCGCGCTCACGAGCCCGCCCCGATCACGGTCACCCGGTCGCACGACTCGGGGAGGTCGGGCGAGAGCAGCACCGGCGGACGCTGGCGGCGGCCGGGGTTGTACGTCGCCACCACGTCGTCCACCTCGCGGATGCCGGTCTTGCCGTCCGCCGGAGCCGGGGCCTCCAGCTCCACCTCCACGCCCTGGCGGGACAGCCGGGTCATCTTGGCCGGGAGACGGCACGCTCCGGCCTCGCTGGGCGTCAGGGCCTTGGCGTACTCACAGGCCAGGAGCGCCGTCGCCACCTGGAGGGGGAGCGGGACGGCGGTCCCCAGGCCGTACGTGACCTCAAACGTCCCGGCCTCCCCGGGCTCGTCGTTCATCCGCTGGCACGCGGGCCAGCACTGGCCGTCGATGCGGACCAGGAGGTAGACGCCCCCGGTCACGTCCACCCGGTACGCGCTCGGGGGGACCAGCTCGGAGCCCACGAGCACCGCGCCGATACTGGCGACCGGCCCCCGGAGCACCACGGCGCACGCCGAGTTGCCACAGCACGCCACGGCGCACCCGGAGTTGAACCACTGGCCCGCGAACAGGAACGGGCCGCCCGGCACGCCGAGGCCGCTCAGGCCGGGCGCAACCGGCCAGGTCTGGTACGCGATGCCCTCGCCGCGCTGGGCCTGGCTGGGCCGCACGGTCACCGGGCACACGCCGAACCGGCGGCCGGTGGCCGCCCAGAGGAACGAGGAGGCGAGCGCCAGCGCGGTGGTCTTGGTGGCCTCGGGCTTCTCGGCCCAGCCCTCGCACACGCCCAGCTCTACGGGGTCCACGTCCCAGTCACACGGTGCCGCCATCAGCTCCTCCTCCAGTCGGCTCCAGAGTACGGGACAGGCCCGCCGGGATACCTCCCCGGCGGGCCTGTTGACTGTTCAGTGTCAGGCGGGTCGATCCCGCTTGTGGATGTCGTTGGCCTGGCGGCGCATCACACCCGCGATGTCCGGGTCAGCGGACACGGCCCGGTCCTTCTCGTTCTGGGTGGCCGTGTCCTCGCTCCGGGTCCTGGGGTTGTCCTTGCCCGTGTTGCGGCCCTTGTTCCCGCCCTTGTTACCCACGGGTCACTTCTTCTTCTTGAGGAACGCGGCGATGTCCCGGAGCCCGGAGCCCGGGGCCTGCTTGACCGCCTGGCCCTGGTTGTATTGCATCCCGGCCCCCTTCTTGGTGACCGCGATGACGTGATCGGTCTTCAGCGCCTGGGGGTGGTTCCGGAGCGCTTCCTTGGCCGCCTTCTCGCTTTTCTTCACCGTGTCCTCCTCCTGGACGAGGAACGTCCCCGCCTCGCCCTCTACTTTACAGGCGTGACGGGGACGTGTCCACTTGCTCCGGTCAGGAGCTCAGCGACTGGCAGCCACAGGACGGCTCCGGCGGAGCGAGCTGGGTCCAGATCGGGAGGTGGTGCGTGTCGCTCGGGATGGCCGTGAACAGGGGAGCGGGGACGCCCGCCTGGTCGCGCACCACGTCGTACGGGCCGACGCCCCACGGCGTGCCCTTGCGGGTACGACCGGCCACCGTGAAGGTGATCAGGTCGTTGGTGATCACGATGTCCTCGGCCAGCGCGCCCTCCACCACCCAGGGGAGGAGGTTGTAGCCGTAGAACGGGAACGTGTCGCCGGGAAGGCACTCCTCCTCGGCGTTGCCCATCCACGCCTCCAGGGCGAAGTTGGCCGTGGCGAAGTCCGACTCCGTGACCGGGAACCCGATCGTGTTGCCCTGGTCGTCCTCGTACGGCTGGAGCCCGGTCACGATGGTGAACAGCTCCGGGTCCACCTCCTGGAACTGGATCGCCACGTCGTACCAGTTCAGCGACGGAGCACCGCGCTGGTTGATGATGGCGCGGCCCCGGGCGTTGCGCTGGAGGAAGCGTTCGCCCTCCTCGGCGCTCGGGGTCATCGTGATGGACACGAACCCGTCCGAGACGGCGTACGCACAGTCCCCGAACTCGGGGTTGCCGCACTCGTCCAGGCGAGTCACGCGCATGGTCTCCCCCTGAAGGGGCTTGGCACACAGAAGGTTCGGCACTACGAACCCACCTCCTCCAGAGGATCGAACTCCGCGCGGCCCGCGAAGCACTCGAACGCCACCGCGTACGTCCGCTCGGCCACCATCGTGACCTCGTTCGTCGGACGCTCGAAAGCGTTGTAGACATCGACATCCGGCGCGCGCCAGACGGCGGTCTGGCCGGTCACGATGACCTCGCCAGACGGGTACGCGCCGAACACCCAGATGGAGCCCATCGGGGTGACCTTGCGGTTCCCGTCCGGGATGACCAGACCGGCCTCGGCCGCGAACGCGGCGACCTCCACCGGCGCGTGGATGTAGGCCACGCCCCCGTACTGGTTCTCCGTGTAGGCGAACCGCTCCAGCGCGCCCACCACGTCCGTGATCAGGCCCGGGTCATACCCGGCCGGGATCGCTGACGCTTCACTGTCAAGCGACTGGATGCCGAGCGCGTTCCCCTCCAGGTCCAGGCCGGTCCAGAGAGCCCGCTCCACGGCGGCCATCTCCGAGCCCTCCAGACGCCGGAGGACCGCCTGGCGGTTCTCCTCGTCCGTGTAGCCCACCGCGCCACAGTTCAGCGTGGCGAGCACCGCGAACGAGCCCGAGGCCACCTCGTCGCCCCGGCCGTCCAGCGGCTTGTCCGGGGACGCCACCTCGCCGCCGTAGCAGTTGATGCCGTAGGCGTACGCCTCGCCGCACACGGGGACGAACTTGACGCCCCCGCCCTCCCCGTGCGTGGGGAGGTCGATCGGCCCGCTGGCCGCGTCGAACAGGCCGTACCGTCGCCGGAGCCGTTCCGGAGCCGGAACGCTCAGGCCAGGGATGATTGCCATCCGCTACTCACCTCCTCGGTGGGTCGAGCCGAGCGCCGGGGGCTGGGGAGCCCCCGGCGCGCCGGGGAGTGGGTCACGGGCAGCAGCCGACGACACCGGAGGTGTCGATCGGCACCTGGTACAGGCGCGAGTCGGCGCACATCTTGAGGACCGCGAACCCGTCCTCCGCGAACAGCGCGGTGTACTGGTTGCGGGTCAGGAGCGCGTTGTCGTAGATGGTGTCCAGGTTCACCACGTCGCGGACCGGCTTGACCCAGGTACCGGCCGGGTAGACCAGGAACTGGACGTTGGCGGGCCACGCCGTGATGGCGGTCTGGGCACCCGGGCCACCGGCGAGGCCGCTGTAGGCGTCCTGCCAGTCGTAGACGAACCGGGGAACCGCGCCGCGCGTGGTGAACGCGGCCAGGATCTCGGCGTCCGTGACGTTGATGGCGGCCACGCCCTGGCGACGGGCGAGCGCCGCGCGGATCGGGGCCATGACCCATGCGGGGAGCACGACCTCCATCGTGGCGTTGCGGCCCATCCGGTGCCGGTAGCGCATGTCCTCGATGGCGAGCTCCACGGCCGACAGCAGCGCGCTGGCCGCGTCGTCGCCCGAGGCGTCCGCCGCGATGGTGACCGGCGCGCCGGAACCGGCGACGATGCGCGAGATCACGGCCTCGTTCACCTTGTGGGCCAGCGCGACCATTGCGCCCCGGGTGAACCGGGTGACGGCCTCGGGGTAGCCCCGGCGCTGGAGGAGCGAGCCGGTGATGCACACGTAGGCCACGTCCAGCCGGACCTCCACGAAGTCCGGGCACGGGATCTCGACACAGACCTTTTCGACGCCGTTCTCCACGTCGTACTCGGTCAGGATCACGTCCCCCTCGTCACCGATGGAGTCGTAGATCGTGGAGAAGTTCGGGCCGCCGTCGTCCGGGACGAAGAACCCGCCGCGCGTGGCCTGGACCTCCGGGATGTCCAGCATCCCGTCCAGGGTCTCCAGCTCGCACAGGTCGTAGATCGTCTCGGACGGGGCACACCAGCCCACGGCCGCCGTCAGGCTCTTGCCCGCGTTGACCTGGGCGGTCATCGACGCGACCAGCGAGCCACCGGGGAGGCGGCTCTCCTGGGTCGCGTAGTCGAGCACCCGGAGCGCGTCCTTGGTGTCGGTGATCCGGAGGTTGTCCGGGAACTGGCGGGTGAACGCCACGTTGCCGTGACGGACGACGGACCGGCCGCCCATCTTGAACCGGCCCGCACCGGCGTAGCGACCGGCCACCTCGGCGTCCGAGAGCTGGCGCTTGCCCGCCGGGTACGAGGCCAGGCGGCGCTCGATCAGCTCACCGGCCGCGCCGAACGAGGCCAGCTCGCCGCCGACGCCCGGGGCGTCCGCGCTGGCGACCATGACCGCGAACCGCTCGGGCTCGGTCTCGGGGGCCGGGTCCAGCGTGCCGCCACCGGCCGGGACCGGCTCGGTGCCGCCCGGGGCCGGGGCCGGAACAGGGGCCGGGGTGGGGGTCGGCTCGGGGGCCGGGGTGGGCTCCGGGGCCGGGGTCGGCTCGGCCAGACCGGCGGCCAGCTCCTGGCGCGCGGCGGCGGCCTGAGCGGCGAGCTCGGTCCGGCGGGTGTCCTCGGCGGTGACGCTGGCGAACAGCTCGCGCGTCGCCACGAGGAGGTCGGCGCTGGCGTTGTCGTCGGCCAGCGTGGTCCGGGCGAAGTCGCGGACCTGGGTCTGGAAGGCCGCGAACTGGTCCGCGCTGAGCGCGGTCAGGTCGGCCGGGATCTCGAACGGGAACATGTGGTCCGTCCTTCAGTCGGTCGGTGGTGCCTGATCGACTCCCCGCCGGACCGAATCCTGACACTGGGATGTCAAGCGCGATCGTAGCACCGGCGCGGACAACCTGGTCCGGATGTCCTCTCCCCAGGGTGTTGACACTCCACAGTCATGGCTGTAATGTTCTGGGTGTGAGGGGGACAGGCCCCCGGAGAACCGGAAGGATCACCGACGATGAGCACCCAGACCCGCGAGCGGAACTACACCAAGAACCCCCACACGGCCCGCTTCCTCCAGGTCTTCCACTCGGGCATCGGGACCAACGGCGTCAACTACCGGGAGGGCATCGTGACCGAGGAGAAGGCGCTGGAGCTGGAGGCCAACCAGGACGGGGACCTCCTGGACCTGGTGGACGACAGCGAGGTCCGCGACCTCCGGACCCCCGGCCAGGTCCGGTTCATGGACGAGCTGGTGGCCCGCATCACCCGGCTGGACGCCGAGACCGGGGAGGCCGCTCGGGCCTACACCCAGGGCATGACCGAGCACGGCAAGTGGACCCCGGGCCGCGAGGGCAACGCCAGCGCCTGGATTGACCGGATGCTGGGCAAGGAGCGCGAGCTGAAGGCGGCGGCTCCGGCCCCGACCACCGGCCCGGCCGCCGAGGTCCCGAACGGCCGGTACGCGGTGGAGGAGGACGGCACCCTGAAGTTCTTCCACGTCCGCAACGGCAAGGCCGGGACGCGCTGGGAGGGCTTCACCTTCCTGGACATCCAGGCGTCGGACGAGACCTACGCCATCCGGGACCGCGCCCGGAAGGCCGCCATCCTGGCGACCATCGCGGCCGACCTGGAGGGGGCCAGCCGCCGGTACGGCCAGGAGCTCGGGACGTGCGGCCGGTGCGGCCGGACGCTGACCAACGACGAGAGCCGGGCCTACGGCATCGGCCCGGAGTGCCGCAAGAAGTGACCACCGAGGGGGAGGGCTCCGGCCCTCCCCCGCCAGCCCCCGAGGAGGGCGTGATGGGCAGGGCGTACGAGAAGGGCATCCGGGCCGCCCAGGCGGCCGTGGCCGAGGTGGGCGCGCCGCGCGAGCGGACCGAGCCCCGGAGCCGCGAGGAGGTGGAGTCGTTCGTGAAGGGGTTCGGCATGTCGGCGGCGGCCACCCGGCGGATCGTGGACGAGTGGTGCGCAGACCAGCAGCGCGCCCGGGATGCGGGCTGGGAGGCCCACGCGGACAGCGTGTATTACGACCAGTGGTGACCGGCCGACAGCCGCGCCGGTAAGGTGGTGGGATGGAGATCCTGGAGATTCGCCCGGCGCGCGTCAGCGCCGGGCTGGTCGCCATCGGGGACATGCTGGTCACGTCCCCGATCGGCGCGAACGGACCGAGGCCGAGCCAGTGGATCGGCGCGGTGACCGAGCACGTGATCGTGGAGGAGCGCCCAGACCCGGAGCGCGAGGGCGAGACCATCGCGGTCCCCGAGGCCGAGGCCAAGCTGTGGCGCAAGTGGCGCGTGGGCCGCGTGGACGGGACCAACGTGGAGACCGCCGTCGTCCCGGCGGACGGCTGGGTCTGGGTCCACCTCCCCATCGTTACCGGCTGACCGAGGCCCGGCCCCGTGCCGGGCCTCTCTCGGTGGCAACTTTGCAGTCCGTACGGTAAGGTAGAGCGAACAGGACGAGGAAGGGGAGGGGCCATGCCCGCCATTACCGAGGAGCACCCGGTCCAGCCGGGGGCCACCATCACGAACGGCTCCAGCGCGCTCCGGATCACGGCGCGCGAGGAGCGCTCCACCCGCTGGCACGGCCCGGCCTGGCGCGGTCTGTGCGTCCCGCTGGAGGCATTCGGCGGCAACGCCGGGATGTCGGACAGCGTGCCGGACTACCTCCTGGGCTCGTGGCGTCACGTGCCGTTCGAGTGGGAGCCGGTCACCGGCGGCGGGGTGGAGGAGCGCTACGTGTGGACCGCCGACTGGTCCCGGCTCCAGCGCGAGGTCCGGCCGGTCCAGCCGGTCCACCTCCGCAACGGCTCCAGTTACACGGGGGCCGAGTGCCGGGGGACCTGGGACGACAAGCTGTACCCCGAGGGGCCGACCGAGCTCACCACCGACCTGGACGCCGTGACGTGCCGCGCGTGCAAGGCCCACATGGTGGCCGAGGGCCAGTGCTCGGCGTGCGGCGCGTACCGGCTGGTCTGGTCGGCCGGGCCGGTCAAGCTGAACGGCATCGTGGACGGGCGGCTCACCATGCACGACGTGGAGACCCGGTTCTACCTCGGGTGCGAGGAGTGCTCCGAGACGCTGATCCACAACGTCAGCCCGGACGAGGTGGCCGCCGCGCTCACGGCGCGCCGCTGGCGGCCGGAGCCCCGCCGGTGAGCGCCACGGCGCGGCCAGCGCGGTGGTGGGAGACGGACGGCCCGATCCCCGAGGGACGCCAGGGCCGCCTCGTCTCCCCGGCCGGACGCTCCGGCACGGTGACGTGCCCCGAGTGCGGCCAGAACCCGGTGGTCTACAACGGGAACTATTTCTGTGACGGCTGGGTCTTCCCCGGCCCGGCGCGCCGCGAGGACGGCGAGTGCGAGTGGGCGCTGGCGCACCCGGCCACGACCAAGCGGGACCGGGCATTCTGCGACCTGGTGGGCCTGGACTATGAGTGACCCGCTCCCCCCGCTGTGCGGCCCGTGCTCGGCGGAGAGCGCGCGCTGGCTGGACACCCGGCCGAGCGTGCTCCTCCCCCGGGCCGGGTTCGCCCACGGCTCCGGCGCGGCGTACGACGTGAGCCCGGCCGGGCTCCGGGACAACGGCCGGGCGCGGCACGCCGAGTGGGCGGCCACGGTGCGCTTCCAGCGGCGGCTCGTGGCCGAGGGATGCCGGGCCGGGCGGCACGCCAGCCCCCGTGTTGACACTTCACAGTCAACGCTGTAATGTTCTGGGTGTCGGGGCGAGCGGCCCCGGTTGAAAACTCCAGAGAGGCACAGCGGACATGAGCATCGTTGAGGCGCACGTCACGATCAACAGCAACCCGGACACCGCGCACATCGGCCGTTACACCGTCCAGACCTTCCGCGACGGACGGCCCGGCCCGATCAAGGTCACCGCCGAGCCCGCCGAGCTGGTCCGCCAGCTCACGGCCAAGGGCCTGGAGCACGGGGTGTTCGTGGAGCTGGTGGACAACACCGGCGAGTGAGAGACAAGGCCCCCGGCACCCGCCGGGGGCCTTGCTACTTTGTAGCCCGTGCTGTAAGGTAGTCCGTATGAGCCAGAACAAGAACGACAAGCCCCACGCCGGACACCAGGAAGGGATGGAGTACGAGCGGGACCAGGCCGACACCCGGCCCGAGAAGGGCCGCCTGTTCGTCAAGCGCGGTGACGGGTCGGTCCTCCTGACCCAGACGGACAAGACGTTCGGCGGCAAGAAGGGCAAGAAGTAACCCACCGAGACGAGGAAGGCCCCCGGCAACGTTGCCGGGGGCCTTCTCCGCATCCCGGCCCACGGGGGAGGCCGGGGAGCTGGGCCGCTTCCGCCCAGCTCGCGCCACTAGGTGGTGGCGGGCTTGATCACCTTACTGCCCGGGTGCTTGGCCGCGAACGCCGTAGCGGCGGCCTCGCTGGTCTTGGTGACCTTCAGGCCACCCGGGAGCTGGACCTGGTAGGTCCCCCGGTTCTTGGCCCCCTTGCACGCACACGCCATCGTCTACTCCCCTCCCAGCGCGGCGGCCAGCGCCGCGCGCTCCTCGTCCAGCTTGGCACGGTCGGCCGCCAGCACCGGCTCCAGGTCGGCCGCCAGCGCGGCGCGCTCGGCCTGGGCGCGCCGGTCCTCCGCCAGGGCGGCCCGGACGGCCCCCTGGATGTCCAGCTCCCCGACCTTGAACGCCAGCGCCGGACCGGCGTCGGCGTCCGGCCCCAGCGCGGCCGTGAGGGCCACCTGGCGGCCCGCCCGGCTGAAGGTGCCCGGGATCGGGAACCCCGGCTCCGAGTGCCGCCGGGGGCCGGGCGAGAGCGCCAGCACCTCGACCAGGCTCAGGCCGTCCGGCGTCTCGCGCCAGTCGCCCGAGACCTTGCGCCGGTCCAGCGCCGCGCGGTGCGGGCTGTCCTCGGGGAGCTCGATCACGCCGCTGACCACGATGCCGTGGGCGTCGCTGTAGGCGCGCACGTGGGCGGCCGTGGCCTTGCCGTCGTAGACGGCCATCGTCCGGGGCGCGTCCAGGCTCAGCCCGGCGTGCTGGCCGCCGACCGTGATCCGGCCCGCCCACACGGTGCCGCCGTCCTCGGTCTCGACCGGGTAGCGGTTGAACGCCGCGTACGCGCCGCTCTCGTCCTTGGGCGCGGTCACGCACACGTCCGAGTAACCCACGTGGCAGGTCTGCCAGGTGGCGATGTGGCCGAACACCCGGCCGGTCTCCCAGTCCCAGGTGATCGGCGTGGGGCCGTCCAGCTCGGGGAGGGCGAACGCGCCGACCGGCGGCCGGGTGCGCTCGGTGCCGCCGATGCTGGCGATGAGCGCGGCGGCCTTCTTGGTCTCCTCGGCCTCGTCCTCTTCGGGGTCGGCCGCGATGAGCTCCAGCGGCCGGGAGGTCTCAGCGAACGCCGGGATGGTCACCAGCGTGGCCGCGCGCACGCGGCCCTTGGTGATCAGGAGCTCCATCTTGGGCTCCTCCCCGTGCTCCTCGTAGTACGCCTCCACGGCCTCCCACGTCACGGGCTCGTCCGAGCCCTCGAACACCGGCGAGCCCTCGAACGAGTCCAGGTCCACCGAGGGGCCGAGCGTGCCAGCGCCCATCAGGTGCATCGCCTCGGCCACGTCCTCGGCCAGGCGCGGCATCTCCTCGCGGCTCACGCCGTCGAACAGCTCGCCCTTGGCCCAGACGGCCTCCAGCTTGCCGTCCAGGCCCTTGGCCTTCTCGGCCGTGATGTAGTCCTGGGCCAGCGCTTCCTTGACGGTCAGGACGGCGGCCTCCTGGACCACGCCCACGGCCACCGCGCCGTTGTGCCCGCCCTCGCGCTCGCGCACCCACTCGAACGAGAACGGCGTCTGGTCCAGCTCGATCCCGCCGCTGGCGAACCGGCGGCCGTCGCCCGTGCTGAGCCCGATCGGTGCGAGCATCGTCCGGAACTTGGTTCCCATGTCTTCCTCCTCCTGGGGCCAGGCTACCGGGACCGGCGCATCTGGCGGTTGCTGAGATCGACGGTCTCCCCGGGCTCCACCAACAGCATGGTGCACCGGCACTGGATGACCTCCTGGGGAGGCCCGCTCGGGTCGCCCGGGAAACGGAGGTCGAACCCGCCCACGCTGAACGTGCCGCCGACCGGTACCCGCTGGCCCTCGGCCGCCCGGTGGCTGGGCCGGGTCCGGCTGTCCGAGGTCGCCAGCCAGAACATCTCCAGGTCGTCCCCGGACTCCTCGGCCACCACGCGGAACGCCTCGGCGCGCCCGGCGTTCATCGCGCCGATGGCCTCGGTGCGGGCCACGACCACGGCGCGGTTCTGCCAGCGCTCGCTCCCCGTCGTTGACAGAACAGTGTCAACGCGCTGGGCCAGCTTGGGGATCGACTCGCCCAGGTTCACCCCGGCGGCCATCTGTCCGGCCACCAGGTCGTACACCTCGTCCGGCACCCGGACCAGGCGGTTGGTCACCTCGGCCAGGTAGCGCGTGATGGTCGGCCGCTGATCCCAGGCGTAGTCCTTGCCCAGGATGCGCTCGAACGCCGCGCCGATGGCCTTCCAGATTTCGCCCTGGACCAGGAGCTCCACGGCCTCGCGCCAGGCCGGGACGCGCGCCCACACGGCGTCCGGGTTCGGGACCGCCGTGTCCCCCCGGAGCACCCGGCGCGCGGTCTGGACCAACCAGTCCGAGAGCGCCGACCACACGGCCATCCGGATGTCGCGCTCCAGGGCGGCCACCTCCAGCCGGGCGTCCAGCCGCTGGGGGAGCCAGGGATCGGTCCCCCGGCCGTCCCACACCGGGCCGGTCATCGCTCGCGCCCCAGCCAGCGGAACGCCGAGCCGGTCAGCACCAGGGCGGAGCCGACCAGCACCAGCAACAGCTCGAACGTCACCGCTGGTCCTCCTTGGTCGTCGGCCGCTCGCGCTCGGCCTGGGCGCGCGTCGCGCGGAACAGGTCGTCCTCGCGGCTGGGCGGCACCCGGACCGGGCGCTGGGTGATGCGCTTCTCGGTCATGCGGCCACCAGGCCCTGGCCCCGGTTGGCGATGCTCAGCGCCGCGAACAGGAGGTCATCGTGGTGGCGGATGCCCCGGGTCAGGAGCTCGTGGACGTAGCCCTGGAGGAGCGCGCCCAGATCGTCCGCGTCCACGCCGAGGTCCGAGGCCACCAGGGCCACGTGGGTCCAGGCCCCCTCGGTCACCTTGGCCGCCTTCTCCGGCGTGATCGGGCCGACCACGTGGTGGAGCTCGTGGCGCGGCACGTCAGCCCAGCGGCCCCGGCGCTCCTGGGGCGTGGTGAGGCGGCCACCGGCCAGCTCCAGCGCGCGCATCACCATCAGCTTGGCGCTGGCGTTGAACACGGCGGCCGGGGAGACCGGCGCGGCCACGCGGGTGGCGGTCAGCTCGCGGATGCGGGTATCCAGCGCGGCCGTGATGGCGCGCGCCTCGTCCGGCGCTTCCACCTCCCCGCCGTTGGGCGGGCCGTCCGCCGGACCCTCGCTCGCGTCGTCGTCCAGGTCGCCATCGGTGCGCTGGGCGGCCGTGGGCGGAAGGCCCACGGACTGGACCGCCGGGAGACCAAGGAGCCGCTGGACCTCGGGGTCCAGGATGAGGTCCGGCTGGGTGGTCACCAGCTTGAGGAGGATCTGGGCCGCGCGGTCCTGGATGGTCGGCATCTGGTCCGGGCTGAAGGCCCCGGCCTTGACCACCTCGTCGTCCCGGATGAGGAACCGATCGTGGAGCTGAAGCGCCTCCTCCAGCCGGTTGGGCTTGGCGGCCAGCGCGCTGGTGTCGAACGCGAACGCATAGCGCTCGGGGTTGGCGACGCCCAGCGCCTCCAGGGCGCGCCGGAGGAACCCCCGGGTGAGGGCGTCCGCGATGAGCCCGAGGTAGCCGCGAATCCAGCGGATGCCCTCGTCCGAGATCAGCCAGGCGGTCCAGTGGTTGGAGTCCGCGATGCCGGTCAGCACCTCGGCCGGGATCTCGGCGCTGGAGGCCAGGCGGCTGATCGCCTTGTCTTTCATCGGCGTGATCTCGGCGGAGAGCTCGCTCCAGAAGTTGATCGGGGCCAGCTTGTCCAGGTGCTCCAGGAGGTGGTCCGGGATCGTCGCCATGATCGGGACCATCGCGCTGGCGCGCGACTGGTCGGCCATGCTGGCGGCGGCGGCCCGCTGGATGTAGGCCATGAACCCGGCCATGCCCTCGGGGTCGCCCTCCTCGCGGGGGAAGTCGATCCCCTCGGGGAGGAACATGATCCCGGCCCCGGTGAGGCGGCTGTCCAGCTCCGCAAACTCGCGCTTGGTCAGGAGCTCGATCTCCCGGAGCGGCACAATGGCGGACCGCGTGAAGCTGTCCGCCTGGTCGGTGTCGTTGGGGTGCGGACGCCAGCACCGGATCAGGATGTCCCGGCCGTCCGTCAGCTCCAGCTTGTTGCCACCGCGCGTCTGGGGGCGGCGCACCATCACCTTGTCGCCGCTCTTGCTGAACGCCGCGCCGGTGACCACGAACCAGGTCCCCTCGGCCTGGTCGGGGTTGCGGGCCGCGCCCTCGCCCACGATCCAGCACTCCCCGCCCACGGCCAGGTCGATCCCGGCCAGCCGGAGGTTGTCGTCCCGCTGGGAGCCGGTGCCGAGCGGCACGGCGGCCAGCCGCCGGATGCGCTCGTCCTGGACCTCGCCGGTCTCCTCGCCGGTGTCGTCCACCTCGGTCACGTAGAGCCGGGCCTGGGCCACCGAGTCACCGATGCGCCCGGCCAGGAAGTGGTGTTCCGGAACGATGTCGTAGAGCCGCCACGCCTCGGTCTGCCAGTCGCGGTTCCCGAACTTCCAGGTCTTCCACGAGGAGCCCTCGCGGAGGTCCACCTGGGCCGTGGCGGCCGTGAGGGACGAGACGGGTACGCGCTGGAGCGGGTACGGGTTGGCGGGCTCCGGTGGTGCGGCGATGGCGCGCGGACGGCGGAAGGCCACGGGTTACCTCCCCAGGGAGTTGGTCATGCCGGTGATCTGGCTGAAGGCGAGCGCCAGCGCCGGTATCAGCATGACGGGCGAGTCCCCCCAGGCCCAGACCAGGGGAGCGGCGATGAGGGACACCCACATCCCGGCGCACCACGGACACGTGATCAGCGTGGCGAACCACTCGCCGCTGGAGCCGGGGGTGTCGTCCAGCCAGCCGATGATCCGGTCCCGGATCGGCTCGGTGATGGCGTCGGCCGTGATGAGGCCGGTCACCCGGGCCACGGCCAGGGCGTAGATCAGGAGCTGGAGCCAGACCGGGATCACCATGTGCGCCATCCTACGGGGTCAAGGGGACATCTCGGCCGCGCTGGCCGTTGACACTTCACAGTCAGGACCGGGGGTTCACATCGAAGTACCGGCTGGGTGCGCCCCGGCCCGGTGCGCCCTTGGGCTTGTAGGTCATCCGGGGGTACCCGAGCTGGGTCAGGAGCCGGGCCAGCGCGACCTCGGGGAGGAGGTGACGCCAGCCGCGCTCGCGCGCCAGCCGCCGGTACGTCTCGTCAATGAGGGCGTTCGAGTGGATGCCGGGGCCGAGCTCCTGGTGGACCTGACGCACGCGCTCGCGGTCCTCGGCGTCGGCGGCCTGGGCAGAGCCCGGCACGCGCCAGGAGTGGATCTCCTCGCCCCGACGCTTGACCCGGTGGCGGGTGCACCCGGCCTGGGTCAGCGCGCGGCCCAGGGCGTTCCGAGTGGCGATGGGCCGCCGGTCCTCCTCCATCAGCCGGACGTACAGCCGGAACATCTCGGTGGACGGCTGGAGCGAGCCGGGCCGTAGCTGGGCCAGGATGCGCTCCACGTCGTCCTGGGTCACCTCGGTTACCTCAGTCATGGCACCACCATACACCACAATGGGACACCCACCACGCCCCGGGCCGGGGGACCGGCGGGGGGACGGGGGGAGCGAATGGGACCACGGACCCCGGAGCCCGCCACAGCTACACATACGCGCGTCGTGCGCGCGCCGCGTACAAGACGTTTTCTCGGACGTGTGTAGGGGGAGCGGTCCCATTCAGTCCCCCCGTTCCCCCAGGGATGCGCGCCCGGCCGCCCTGGCCCACTCCTGTGAGGTGGTGTCTGACTCATGGCCCCGTAACGTGGCGCACCCAGCGCGCCCACCGGCAGGCCCCCGGGGGTCCGAGGGGTGCACGGTGAGCGGCGCTGGGTGTGGGGTCCACGGCGTCAGCGTGGCAACACCGTGCCGTCGAACTTGGCCCGGTGGGTCTTCCAGTCATGCCCGGCGGCGGCCACGGTCCGGCGTGCCCAGTCCTCGCGGAGCGCCGCGTCCCACGCCTCGTCCGGGCCGGGCCGCTCGTCGGTGAGCAGAACCCCCGGCGGGGGGACCAGGTAGCGCACCCGCTTACCCGCGATGTACTCCACGCCCTCGTACGTCCAGCCCTCGGCTATCAGCCGCTCCACCAGCTCGGTGGCGTCGCCATCGGCCACCACAGCCGCGTCCACCTGGCGGCACTCCTTCAGGTGCTCCACCAGCGCCTCGGGTCCGTCCAGCTCGCGCTCGTCGTGCTCATGCCTGCCCATCGTCTGTCCTCCGCCTCTCGGGGTGGTCGGTCTTCCGGGGTACTTGCACTCCAGCAACGGTCTTGGTGCACTTCCAGCCGATGGCCGCTCCGCAGACCGGGCACGCACGCTTGCGCTTGCCCACGTCCACGGCCTGGCGGCCGGAGAGCACCCGGCCGCCACGTCCTCGTCCGGTCACTTGCTTCTCGTCCTCCCCCCGGTGGAGCTGTTGCACGTGCCGCACGCGGGCCGGTATACACTGCTCACATGCGTATCTGTCGTGTCAAGGTCTGCCCCCTGCCAGTCAAGGCCAGGGAGCTGTGTCAGGGCCACTACTTCCGCCTCCTCCGCCACGGCGACCCCGGAGAGTCCCCGATCTCGGACCGGCGTCCGGCCCGGTGCTCGGTGGACGGATGCACGGGCCGATGGGTCCAGGGCTCCTCGGGGCTGTGCCTGAAGCACCACCGGCGCGCGGAGAAGGGTGGTTCCGTCGATTACGTCGGTGCCAACACCGGCCCCACGAACGGTTCCTGGAAGGGCAATGAGGTCGGGTACAACGCGGCCCACGATCGGGTCCGGCGTGCCCGGGGAGCGGCCAGCAAGCAACGGTGCGCCTGTGGCCGCCAGGCCCGTCACTGGGCGTATGACCACCAGGACCCGGCCGAGCTGGTAGATCCCCGGGGCTACCGCTACAGCGGCGACCCCGGGCACTACCTCCCCCAGTGCGTCCCGTGCCACAAACGTGGTGACCTGGACCGCCTCACATACACACGTCATTGAGTCGCCAGGTGTCGCGGACGGTTCTTGGCGGCCACCTTGCGGCCCTTGCCCCGGTTGGCCTTCCCCAGCTCCCCGGCGTGGTACCAGCCGCACTGGTTGCAGAAGTACGTGTTGGAGGTGTGGGCCTTCCACTTCCCGGCCCGGATGAGCCCCCAGCGCTGGCCCTCGGCCGCCTCCTGGGTCGCGTGCTGCTTCTTGGGCTTGCCCCGGCTGGAGCACTTCTTGAGGTAGCCGACGCTCACGACCGGGCCGCCTTCCGAGCGTCCCGCATGGCCCAGCGCCGGGTGTCGTCGTGCGCCAGCTCGGGGTCCTCCAGGATGGCCTCCACCAGCCAGAGCGGCGCGTCCGAGTCGTTGCGGCCGACCCACGGCGCGGCACTGACGCCCAGGATGAACTTCCCGGCCACCAGCGTGATGAACACGTGGGAGTCGTAGGTCTCGCCCTCCCACATCGCCCACGCCTGGCCGGGCCGCTTCTCTCGGGCGTAGTCCGGCGTCGGCTGGGTCTTGGTCCACCGGATCGTGGCACCGACCCCGGTCCCGATGGCGGTCCACTCACTGGCGGGGTCGCCCGCCAGCTCCACCATCCGCTTGATGATCTTCTCCTTCAGCCTCATGGCCGCTGGTCCTCTCTCGCTGGTTGACCTGTGGTTGGTACTTTACCGGCTCGCCTGCAATGTGTCAAGCGAGAGGGCGCGGCCAGCGGACTGACCGCGCCCCTTGTCACTTCACTGTCAAGACTGGCGGGGGATCTCCTCGGTGCGGTCCACCCGCCAGCGGGCCACGTCGATGGGCCGCAACGTCTCGCCCACGGCGCGCCGGGGGAGGCCCGCGTCGGTGATCTCCAGAACCTGGGTGTCCCCCGGGTCCTGGCCGCCGGTCAGCACCGGGGCCAGCCCGAGCCGGACGCGCATGGCCCGCGTGCCCGCGTCGTCCACCGGCCGGAGCTCGTCGGTGATCTCCAGCTCGCGGAGGTGACCGGCCAGGCTCTCCGGGTGCGTCCAGGGGAGCTCACGGGGGGTCTGCCAGTGCTCGCCCAGCCAGCCGTGGACCAGGTAGTGTCCGGCCCCGTCGTCCCACCGGACGGTCAGCACCTCGCCCACGTTGTCGCCGCGCCACGTGCCGGTGGCCGCCACCCGCTGGTCGTTGTCCCTCAGCGCGTCGCGGTGCTCGCGCTCCGCCTGGCGGGCCGCCGCTCGGCGCGCGTCCTCGCGCTGGCTCAGCTTGTGGGCGACCAGGGCCACGAACACGGCGGCCGTGAAGATCCCGAACACCACGGCGGCCAGGTGAACCCAGCTCCAGGTGTCCTCCCCGATGACCCGGAGGACCAGCCCGATGGTGATCCCGGCGGCCGATCCGTAGAGCGCCACCCACCACATGCTCGGCTCCCGGGGCGTATCCTTGCGGTGCTGGCTCATCGTCCGCACCTTCCTTCCTGTTCGGTCTCGGCCCGCTCCCCGGTGGAGCGGGCCGTGGTCGTCTCAGCGGACCAGCGCGTCCGTGTCGCCGCCGATCAGCACCGGCTCGTGGCTGTCCACGTGCTCCTGGCCGAGCCGGAACGCGCGCTCCTCGGTCCAGAAGTGCATGGGCTTGCCGCACTCCGTACAGGTCCCGGCATAGCCCCGGTACGGCCCGGTCTTGAACACGACCCCGATACCGGGGTCTACCTGGTTGAACACCACGAGTTGTGCCATGCCGAGTACGTTACCGGCACGACTGCAAAGTGTCAAGGGGTGTCCTGACTGGACACATTCCCGTCACGCCTGTAAGGTAGACACCAGTCGAGCCAGTGAGGCTCGCCGGACAAGGGGAGGAGCCCCGTTGATCGAGATCGGGGAGAACCTGGAGAGCCTGCTGACCACCGTCGCCATCATGGGCGCGCTGGCGGTCATGGTCTGGGCCACCAACCGGCCGTCGCGCCGCGAGCGTCGGCGCAAGGACGAGGAGGGCTGAGCATGGGCGTCAAGGACAACGAGGGTCCGGGCCGGGGTCAGGACGGCTCGAACCACGGCAAGGCCACCGGGGCCGGGGGAGCTGGCACCGGGCCGGGCCGGGTCAAGGGCGGCGGCCGGGACGCGAACCAGAGCGGCGGCGGCACCGGCTCCGGCGGCCGGAAGTGATCCCGGGGTCAGGACCCGGCCGTGGGGTGCCCTGGTGGCGCTGGCGGCGGGTCCTGACCCTCCGGCCGGACCCGGGCCTGATCGGACCGGAGCCAGCGCCGAGGGGTCAAGCGCGCGAGGGTCGAACGGTGGCGAGGATCGGAAGGGCGTAGGACGTGAAGGCGTGGCTGTACCGTCACGTGACCTGGGGGGACCGGCGGCACTGGGAGCTGACCATCGGGCGGCTGTCGGTGGACCGATGGTGCGAGGGCGCGCCGTGCGGGCTCCCCAACGGCATCAGCCACCGGCACCCGGTCAGCGTCCGGCGCTGGCGACGGTGCCCACCTCCCGGCGTTGACACTTCACCGTCACGACTGTGAGCGGACACGAGAGAGGCCCGGCCCCACCAGGGGGCCGGGCCTCTCCGTCGCTCAGGTCAGCGAATCGCGCCGGTGGCCGGAGCGATCGGCTGACGGTCGTTGGCCGGGGTCACCTGGGGCCGGATGCCGAACAGCGCGAACCCGGCCAGGATGATCCCGCCCAGGCCCGTCACGGCCGCCTCGCTCCAGTTCAGGCCGTACTCCGCGAACAGCGCGGCGGCGGCCGACACGGCCGCCACGTACAGGCCCGGCGCGATCGGCCGCGTGGTGACCGCGATGATGACCGCCGTGATGGCGGTGGTGGCCGCCACGGCCTGGCCGGTGTTCAGGAAGTCGAACCCGAGGCCCGCCACCCACGTCAGCACCGAGCCGATGAGCCCGATCCACAGAGCGGGCTCCCTACCGAAGATCCTCACCTGTTGTCCTCCTGCTACTGCTGGGCGGCGGCCACGTTGAGCGTGCCGCCCTGAACCTCCAGCACGCCGGTCAGCGTGCCGTCCTGCCCGGCCGGACCCTGGGGGCCAGCCGGTCCCGCCGGACCCTGGGGACCAGCCGGTCCCGCCGGGCCGCGCGCACCGGCCGCGCCGGGAGCCCCGGGCTTACCGGCGCGCTTGTCCATCATCGCGGCCAGCATCCGGAACCCGTGCCAGCCGGTGATCGTGGTGGACTTGCCCGCCGTCGCGCTCAGCTTGGCGCGGCTGGCGTTGACGGCGGCCTCCATCTTGGGGCCGTAGTCGCCGTCCACCTCGCCCACCTGGGCACCGAAACCGAGGTCGTGGAGGACGTACTGCCAGAACACGACCTCCTGACCGTTGTCGCCCTTGCTGACCAGCATGTCTCCCTCTCCGATCTCGCCGCCGCCGGTGCCGCCGCGCACCGAGGCCAGCCCGAGCGAGCCGGTCCAGTTGTCGGCGGTCTGGGTGTAGTCGCCGCTGAAGTGCGCGTGCTTGTCGTGCTTGTTCGCCCCGGTGTAGGTCCGGGTCTTCCAGCCGTCCGAGCGTGCCCAGATGCGGCCCTTGTAGATGATGTAGCGGAACGGGATGTAGCCCCCGGCCCTGGCCTTCTTGACCAGGTACTGGACCACGAGCTCCATCCAGTCGATGGTGGAGCCCTTCACCAGGTCGCGGTCCACGTCGATGGCGCGCACCTCGTCCAGCGCGTCACCGTCCTTGTACTCCGCCTTGCCGGTCCGGTCGGGGTTGTGCCCAGAGCTCCCGGTCTGGTGGGCGAGGTCGCCCACCGAGCCGTCGCTGGCCTTGTCCCGGCCAGGGAACACGGCGTTGAACTCGCTCCGGACCGTAGTCAGGCCCTTGGTCAGCACCCAGGCCATCAGGCGCTCACCTCCCCGATGGACGTGGTGCCCCAGTCGCGTTGCGCGTCGTCGTCCCAGGGGTCCGGGATCTCGTCGCCCAGGTGCTCCAGCGGGTCCTCGTCCGGGGCCGCCGCGTGCGCGTCAGTGCCGAACGTCAGCCGGTCGTCCACGGTCGGTTCAGTCTCGTCCGTCAATGCGTCCTCCTCCCCTCGCTGTCACCTTACAGTAACAGCTTCAGGGCTACTTCTTGCTCCGCCGGGTGCGGGCCGCCTTGCGGGCCATCCGGGAGCGCTGGGCGTGGGAGACCCCGGCGTTGCTGATCCGGGCCGCCTTCTCCTTGCTCATGCCCTTGCGCCGGAGCGCCTTGTACGTCCGGTGGCGCGACCGGGCCACGTAGCCCTTGCGCCCTCCAGCACTCGACACCATGCCGACCACCTCCACCTCCAGTGTCTACCCGGGGAGGGACACAGAGAAGCGCCCCGACCAGCGGCCGGGGCGCTTCTTGACTGTGAAGTGTCAGGCGTGGTTCTGGCGGGCCAGGATCAGACCACGCTTCTCCAGCTCGGTCTCCATCGCCTGGGCGCGCCGGTAGATCGGCCCGTCGTGCTTGGCGGTGTCCGCGATCACGTCCGTGAGGACGCTCTGGCTCTCGCGGTGATCCACGGCCGTGAGCTGGTCCGCGCCGATCATCCGCATGAACCAGTCGGCGGCCGTGCCCACGCCGGTGCCGCCAGCGCCGCGCGGCCCGGTGTACTTCTCCGCGATGGCGGCGGCCATCGCGTGCTCCAGGGTGTTGTACCACTCGTTCACCCGCCCGGCCTGGCTGGAGCCCTCCACGATGGCCTGGGCGAACCCGTACAGCTTGCGGCCCTCGTAGGTGTCGCTGATCTGGCGGCCGTCGATCTCGGTAAAGATCCACTCCCCGATCGTCCAGGTCTGGGTGGGGTACAGGTCTCGGCTCACGGCTTCAGGCTCCTCTCGCTGTAGACGGGAGCCACGCCAACCTCACGCGCGGCATCGTCGATCATGTTCAGGATGTCGGCCAGCACGAACGGCTGTTCGTGGCTGGGCTTGCGGTCCCGGCGGCCCATCGCCTCCTCGTTCTCGGCCGCGCCGTCCGCCCAGCCCTTGGCGGCTCGCTCCATCGCCGCCAGGGCGTTGACCGCACCGGCCAGCTTGTCCGCCTCGGCCGTGACGCTGGTCCGGTCGGTGAGGATCGGCCCGGCGGCCGGAGTGACGCTCTCCGGCCGGAGGTCGCGGAGCCGGGTCGGGAGGTCGGTCAGCGCGGTGGGCGCGCCGTACTTCTCGGTGAACCGCTCCGGCTCGAACGTCCGGCGGCGGCACGCCGCGTCGTAGGGGTCGCTTCCCCAGGTCCAGCGGCCGTCCGCGAGCTCCCAGACGAAATCGCCGGAGTCGTCCACGCCCAGGAACCGGGGGTACGGGTGAGTGGTCATCGGTGCTCGTTCCCTCCAGGGTGGGGCCGGGGGAGCCTGGCGGGGCTCCCCCGGGTGGGTCACTTCTTGTCGCGCTCGTCGGGCTGGCGGGGCTCGTTCTTGCCGCCCGGGGGCTGCTTGGCCTTCTCGATCTGCTCCGGCGTGATCTTCCGGCGGCCCTCGCCCACGCCCTCGTTCTTCTCGGCCACGGGGTCCTCCTCTCGCCGCGTCCCTCGCGGCTTCTGGTGACTACCTTACCGCCATCACTGCAAGGTGTCAACAGCGGGTCTCACCAGGGCGTTGACGTGCGAGTGTCAGCGGCCGATCGGGCTCAGGCCGGTGGAGGGGAGCGAGCCCACGGGCTCCACGAACGTGGCCGTGCCGGTCCGGTGCCGGTCGGCCCAGAGCGCCATTGCCACGGCGTCGCCACGGTCCGGGGAGCGGCCGAGCCGCTTCACCACGTCCTCCTTGGTCTCCACCTTGATCTTGGGCGGGACGCCGGTCGTCACGTCCCAGCGCGGCGTGGTCAGGTCGCTGATCATCAGGTCGTCCGGGGGGAGCGCCAGCACCGGTTCGTACGCCGGGTCCAGGAGCTCGCGGAGGTTCCAGTACGCCGCGCTCCGGACGTTGGTGAACCCGTACTTGCCGGAGCGGTCCCGGACCGGGGTCTTGCCAGAGCCGGTGTACGCCAGCGGCCGGACGCCCAGCTCCCGGAGCCGGTCGTAGACGCCAGCGCCCAGGCCGATCACGTCGATGATGGCGCGGCCCTCGCGGCCCTGGATCATGCCCACGGTCGCCATCGTGTCGCGCCGCCGGTGCGCCTCCAGCGTGACGGCCCAGCCGTCCCGGGCGGCCAGGACGGACTCGTCCCCGCCCCGGCCCACGTCCACGCCGGTCCACAGCGGCCCGCCGGGGGAGGGTCGGCCAGCGCGGTCCCACTCGTGCCAGCGCTCGATGGCCGCCTCCAGCCACGCCAGCGGGATCACGCTCTCCTCGTCGCTGGCGTGGAACTCGCCCAGCACGCGGTTGTGGTAGATGGCCGAGTCCGCGCCCCATTGCTCGCGGCGCTGCTCGGCCCACTGGCGCGAGATCCGGCCAGCGCTCACGGCCTCCTCGATCGTGACGTGACGGGTCCACCAGTCCGCGTACCCGGGCGCGCGCCGGTGGATGTCGTAGAACCGGCCGGACGGCGGGCCGGGCGTGCTCATAGCGAACGCATAGGCGTTGTCCGCCGTGTCGGGACCGGCGTTCGAGAACGCGCCCTCAATGGAGTCCCAGGTGGCCGGGGGGATGATCTTGGCCTCGTCCAGGAGGTACAGCAACTCCTCGGCGTGCGCGCCCTCGATGCGCTCCGGCTGGTTGCTCGCCACGGCGGTGGCCGCGCCGTGGGTCAGCTTCAGCCGGAGGTCCAGGAGCTCGGTCCGGGGGTTGAACGGCGCGCGGCCCAGCGTGGTGAAGTCGATCCGGCCCGCCCACTTGTGGATCTCGGGCCACAGGTAGACCTCCAGGTGACGCCAGGCGCTGGCCGTCGTGATGATCTTCCAGTCCTTGCCCGCCAGGTCCCGGGTCGTGGCGAACCAGTTCACCAGGACCGAGCCCATGAACGACTTCCCGAGGCCGTGAGGGCCACGCACAGCCACGCGGCGCTGGACGGGGAGGGCGTCCAGAACCTCGCCCTGGTAGCCCGCCAGCTTCACGTTCAGGCACTCGTCCGCCCACGCCACCGGGCTGTGCATCCAGCGGGACAGCCGGGTCCGGCTCAGCACCTTGGCCGCCAGGTCGATCTTCACCGGTAGCTCCTCCCCATCACGCGCTCGAACTCGGTCACCGTGGCGGCCGTCCGGGCCGCCCTCGTCCGGCGGCTCTCGCGCGCCCTGGGGGAACGGCCGGGCCGCCAGTGCTCGCACCCGGTGGCGACCGGCACCAGCTCCCGGCACGCGCCGCACGGCCGGTGCGTCATGCCTCGGTCCCGGTCACGTCGATGGACGCGAGGTGGGCCTGGATCAGCGCCGGGACCATCGCCTCCTGTTCGGGCGTCAGGTTCAGCCCGGCCAGGATCAGGGTCAGCCGGGACGCCACGATGTCGCCCCACTTCTCGGCCATGCCGGTCAGGCGCTCGCTGATACCCATGTCGTGGGCGGTCTTGGCGAACTTCACCACGCGGTCCCGCTCGGCGGCCTCCAGGGCCACCAGGGCGCGGACCTCCTCGCTGACGGCGTAGATGTGGCCGTCCTTGCCCGCCGCGCCGTACCGGTAGCCGATCAGGCCGGAGCCCTGGACGTGCTCGCCCTGGCCCGCCTGGAGGCCGTCGCGGTCCGGCTCCGGCGGCTCGTCTGTCACCACCTGCTGGCGTAGGAGCTCGCCGTAGGCGGCGGCCCGGAGCCAGGTCATCTGGAGCATCCCGAGAACGGCCATGCTGGCGTCCAGCGGCTGGCCGCCGTGTGGTGCGCCGATGGCGGACCAGGCCGTGATGCGGGCCTCGCCCTTGGCGCGCGCCACCTCCAGCCGGTGACCGGCGTGGGTGGTGCAAGCGTCTAGGCCACGGACGGCCATCGCGTGGCACGGTCCCCGGCCCTTGCTCCGGTTCTTGGTGCACTCCAGCCGCTCGTGCTCGTCGCACCACCGGGCGTTCCCGGGGTTGTTGTCCTTGGTCAGGCCGGGGGGTCGGGTCATGCTGTCACTCTACCTTGCAGTAGGAGGGCATCTCACCTCGGAGCCGTGACAGTGAAGTGTCAGACGCACCGAGCCCCCGGCCTGGACGGGGAGGTCAGGGGCCGGGGGCTCGGGCTGGACGGCTCCCCACTGTGTCCCGGGACGGGGGAGCCGCACAGTCAGGCTACCGCTTGCGGAGGTGCGCGCGCTGGCTCGTGGTGAGCACCATCCGGTACCGGTCCACGTAGGGGTTCATCAGGTTGCGCGCGTACTTGCTCGGGTGGCCGAGCCCGAACTGGTGGCCGAGCTCGTGGGTCAGGAGCCAGGTCCGGTGCCGGTCGTACTTGTACCAGCGCTTGTACCGGCTGTTCATCGCCTTGCCGGTGTCGATGGTGATTGTGCTCCCCTGGCTCCAGCCGACCGGACCGGACTTCCAGGCACCCACCCGGCCCTGGCGGATCGTCACGCACCGGTACGCCTTGCCCGAGCACCGGGCCACCAGCCGCATGTCCGAGGCCGTGTACCGGTCCAGCCAGTTGACGGCGGCCGACACCCGCCAGGCGCGCGGCGAGATCCGGTCCACCACCTCGATCACCCGCTTACTCGGGGGCGGCGGCCCGGCCTTGCTCCAGTCGATGGTGGTCACCCAGGACGCGCGCACCGGCTCCGGCGCGGCGGCGGCCGGGCTCGGCGCACCGGTCAGGCCAGCCACCAGGCTGGCGATCATCATCAGGATGCGGATCAGGATGCTCATCGTTCGGTCCTCCTCGTCGTGTGCCCCAACCTTACCGTCAGGGCTGTGATGTCAGTGTGAAGCGAGCACCAGGCCGTAACACGCCAGGGCGCTGACGATCAGGCCCAGGCCCGCCGTGACGCACGCACGCGCCCACAGCGGAGCCGGGGGCCGGGGCTTCACCGTGCGCGCCCACGGCGGCCGTCCAGGGCTGACGTACGCGGCCTCGCTGTCGATGGGCGGGGGAGGCGGCGGGGGAGCGCCCCAGGCGGCCAGCGCCTCCAGCGGCTCCGGACCCACCCGGGCCACGCCGCGCCGGTAGCCGGTGGCGGCCATCTTCTCGTTCACCATGTCGATCTCCAGGGTTGGTTCGGGTGGTGCGGGCCGGTCGGCGGCCGGGTCTCCCCGGCCGCCGCGCCGGTCACTTCTCGTAGCACTTGCTCCAGTCGGTCCCGGTCTTGCTCACGTCGGCCAGGATCGGCACGCCGCGCCACTCGAACGAGAGCGCGTCCACCACGGTCCGGCCGATCTCCTCGGCGTGCTCGGCCGGGACGGACAGGACGATCTCGTCGTGGATCTGAGCCCGCAGCATCGGCAGGATCTCGGCCGGGAGCCGGAGGAGCCCGGTCATCATGATGTCCCGGGCCGCGCCCTGGCCCATCAGCGCCGGACCCTGGGTGTGGGCGCGCTGGGGGTCGGCCCGCATCATCCGGCCGAACCCGTTGTCCATCAGCGCGCCACTCTCGGCCAGCGCCCGAACCTCGGTCTGCCACTCCACGAGCCGGGGGAAGCGCTCGTACATCGACCGGTCGAACTGGCGGACGATGGCCGGGTCCAGGTCGTTGCTCTCGCTGATGGCCTTGATCCCCCGGCCGTAGTTCCAGCCGTGGCCGATCGGCTTAGCCACCTCGCGCATCCCGGGGTCACCGAACAGGAGCCGGGCGATCTCGGCGTGGGGGTCCTCGGACATCAGCATCTGGATGTAGCCCTGGTCCTGGCTGAGCCCGGCCACGGCGCGCATGTCCACCTGGCTGAGGTCGGCCGAGATCAGCACCTCCCCCGGGTCGGGGAGGAGGACGGCCCGCTCCACGTGACGGCCGCCGCGCTTGCCGAGCACGGTCAGGCCGGGCGAGGTGACGGACCAGCGGCCGGTGGCCTGGTCGAACCCGATCCGGGGGTGAACCCGGCCGTCCGGGCCGAGGTTGTCCGAGAGCGTCTGGTAGACCGAGCGCGCGCCCACGATCCGGTACACGTTCTTGGCGATCTCGCGGACCGCCGGGAGGTGGCCGTACTCCTGGGCCAGGTGGCGCATGTGGTCGCCCGAGGTGTCCAGGTCCGCGCTCTTGCCGGTGCGCCACAGGCTCGTGGCACCGGCGGCCCGGAGAGCGGCCTCCAGGGCCTCCTTGCCCGCCTTGCTCGCCAGCGGCGACTTGTACGCCTTGCCCTTGGCGTCGGCCAGCGGGATACCGGCGTGCTCGGCCAGCCAGGCCAGGCTCTCGGCCTTGCGCTGGTTGACCTCCTCCACCCGCTGGGCGAGGAGCGGCTGGTCCACCAGGAACCCGTTGTAGCTGATCTGGGCGGCCAGGGCGGCCACCCGGTGCTCCCGGACCAGGTACTCCGGCACGGTGCCGCCCAGCTTCTCCAGGAGCGCGCCGTAGAGCGCCCGGCTGGCCTCCACGTCCCCGGCCATGTACCGGATGAACTCGGCCGCGTCGGCCGCGCGCTCCGGGTCCGGGTCGCTGGTGTCCCACGGGATGGCGTCCCAGCCGCCGTACTTCTTGGCGAGCGCGCCCGAGACCTCGGACAGCTTCTGGCCCACGCCGTACTGGTCCACCAGGCGGCCCAGGTCGTACTTGCGCGTCTGGTCCACGCCCTTGTCCCGGGCCATCGGCGGGTCGATGAACCGCGCGGCCAGGAGGGCATCGAACAGGCGGCCGTCCGCCGCGAGCTGGTGCACCTCGGCCATCGTCAGCGCACCGGCGCGCACCAGGGCGGGGAGGTCGAACCCCATGATGTTGTGGCCGGTCACCACCTTGCCGGAGCGGATGGCCTGGGCGGCCAGCGCGGTGGCGGCCGGAGTCCCGGCGGCCGTGATGACCGAGCCGGTCTCCCGGGCGGCACCGGCCAGCCGGATGTACCCGGCCGGGTCGGCCTTGTGGAGGTCCCCGGCGTCGCCGGTCTCCAGGTCGAACGTCACCACGCCGGTGGGCTCGATGTCCGTCTCCCCGCCGGTCAGGTCGGACTCGTCGGCTCCCCGGGCCTCGCCGTGTTCGTTGTACGGGGCGGGCTCGGGCTCCATTGACGGTGGAGTGTCAACCGGCTCCGGGTTCGGGGTGACCGGCGGGGGCGTGGGCTCGCGGTCCGGGTTCTCGTCGGTCGGCTCGCTCTCGCCCTCCTCGTACACCCGCCACAGGCTGACGTGGCCGTGGGCAGAGCCCTGGCGCTCGATCCAAAGCCCCTCGTACCGGCGGCCCCGGAGCCGGGAGTACGCCTCGCCCAGCGCCTTGCCGTAGCCCTTGTCCGAGGCGTCGTCCAGCTTGGGCGGGGCCATGTACCCGGCCGGGTCGCTCAGCGCCTTCTCGCGCACCTGGGCGGTCCGGAACGGGTCGTCCCCGAACAGCTCGCGGAGCCAGCGGAGGTGCCCCATCCAGTACTGGGTGTCGAAATCGCTCTCCGAGCGCCAGACCTTCAGGTTGTCCAGGAACCCGGTCAGCCCGGCGGTCTCCACGATGCCGCCGACGATCTTCTCCCAGACCTCGAACGAGCCGAACGAAACGCCGCGCTTGGGCCGGGGCGCGCCCTTGGCGAACCAGGCCCGGACCAGCGTCAGGATGGCGGTCATCAGCTCGGCGCGGTGCTTGCGCGTCCAGCTCCCCAGGTCGAGCCCGGACTGGCCGGGGTGCCGGAAGGTCTCGGCCGGGCGGTCCTGGGGGTTGGCGTACCGGGGCCGGAGCGCGATCCGGTAGACCCGGCGCGTCACGTCGCCCTTGACCTGGACGTTGTTGCCCAGGCTCATCCAGGTGATGACGTTCGGGAAGTTCGCCATCGTGCTGACACCCAGGATGCGGTCCTGCCAGGTAGCGGCCGTGAGGGCCTGGGCCAGGGGAGCGCCCTCGACCACGTGAGCCTCATCGAACACGAAGAACTCCGCGCCGGTGCGGAACGCCGAGGTGATTTGCTTCCGGAGCTCGTCGGCCTCGCTGACCCAGTTCATCGGCTCGGCGGCCTGGCCGGTGTAGACGGTCAGGAGGCTGTCCGCCAGGAGGTTCTTCCCCACGCCCATCTGGAGGCCGTCGATCACGGCCAGCGGGACCTTGGGGACCATGCCCCGGATGGCCGGGGTGACGATCAGGGCCAGCACGTTGGCCCGGTCGGTGTCCGAGTCAAACGGGAAGTCACCCAGCCACTCGGTCAGGATGAGCTCGCGGGCCGCCTCGATCTCGGCCGGGCTGGGGTCCTCGGGCACCTTCAGTCCGTCGAACGCCGGGTCAGGGATCAGCATGGTCCGGGTGGCCTCGTCGTACCCGGGCTCGGTGACCACGGTCCCGTCCTCGCGGACGAACGGCGCGTGGGCGATGCGGTCCAGCTTGGCGAACTGGTCCGCCCGGCTCATGGTGGCCGCCATCGTGCCGGGGTCCGGCCAGGAGAACGTGAACGTGGTCCCGTTGGCCCCCTCGTTCTTGTTCACCGTCCGGGCGGTCTCCTGGATCAGGTCGTGGAACGAGCCCCGATCCACCGGGTGCATCCCGTCCGCCTTGCGGCGGCTGATCACGCCACCGTGACAGAACAGCTCCACGGCGTTCCAGCGGTCCAGGAGCGCACCGGCCAGCGCGTTGATCACGTCGTAACGGTCCTCGTTCACCACGATGGTGACCCGGCCGTCCGAGGTGCCGCCCGGCTCCTCGCCGCGCTTCTTGCCCTTGGGCTTGGCGTCGGCGGGCTTGGGCTTGGCCCCCGAGACGATGCGGGCCAGGTAGTCCGCCCGGCGTGCCTCGGGCCGCTTTGACAGAACATCGTCAAGGCCCGCCTTGCCGCCGCTCCCGGGGAGGCGGCCGAACGTGACCCGGGTCGCGCCCTCCATCGCCAGCGCCTCGGCCAGCGCCAGCCCGGCCTCGTAGACCTGGGGGTTGTCGGCCGCGTCGGCGTCCAGGATGACCACCACGTCCCGGCCGTCCGCCACCATCAGGTCCGGGATCGGCTGGCCGTCGATCTGCCACATCCGGCACCCGGCCATGCCGTAGACGCCCACGCCCTCGGGTGCGTACGTGGCGGCGGCCAGGCATTGCTTGGTGCCCTCCACCAGGAGGATCTTCTCCGCGCCCTCCACGGGCCGGACAGCCCACAGGACCGGGGTCATGTCCTTGCGGAACACGTACTTCCGCTCCCGGCCCCGGTTGTCGGCCGTGGGGTTGTCCGGGCGGACCTGGTACTCCACGTCCCCGGCCTCGTTCGTCCAGGGGAACAGGATGGCCGGGTGGTTGGCCCAGTTGCCCCAGACGCCCTCCTGGGGGTTGTCCTCGCGGCTCAGGAGCGACCGGACGCCCAGCCGCTCGGCCAGGTCCGGGTCCACGGCCTGGCCCGCCAGGAACGCGCGGTGGTCGTCGCTGAGCTGTGCTCGTGGGCTGGTCGTGTTATCGTCGGCCACAGTTCGGTCTTCCTTCCAGGGTTGATCTGGTCCGGGCGGCTCCCTCACGGGGGCCGCCCGGTTCCGTTTTCAAGCTACGCCGGGCGGCGCTGGCCGGTGCCGGTCGGCTGGCCCACCGGCGGCCGGTCGCGCCGGATCTCCTCCAGCGTGCGGACCCGCTCGGGCTGGCCCTCGTTCGCCTTGCTCATCGGACCTCCCCGTCCTCTGGGGGGACCGGGGGGACCTTGCGGCCCTCCCCGTTCCCGGAGTTGCAACCTTACAGCCTTGCCGGTCTGGTGGCAACCTAGACGGCCACGCCCAGCTTCTTGACCGCCCGGCGGCCCTGGATGCGCGTCAGGAGGTCCGCCGCGTCGCCCGAGGTCCGCACCCGCACCAGCGCGCGCTCCGGAAGGCCCTCGCGCAACAGGCGCGACTTCTGGAGCTGGCTAGCGGGCTGGTTGCGCCAGCGCGCCGAGCGCTCGGCCAGCTTCTGGAAGGCTTTCGCCCGGTCCTCCCCGATGCCCATCGCCCACTCGCTCGGAAGCGCCTCGTGGAGAACGTGGACCTTGCCCGCCTCGTAGCTCGCCAGCCGCCAGGTGTCCAGGCCCTCGGGGACCATCACCACGACCTCCTTGCCAGCGCCCAGGACCCAGGCCGGGCCGACCGGGAGCCAGCTCAGCCGCGAGGCCCCGAACACGTCCACCTTGCCCGAGGTGCGGGCCTGGCAGTTCTCGTGACGGCGCTCGCCCACAGCGGTCAGCGAGGCGGGGAGGTAGCGGTGGCAGAGCTGGCACCGGTGGCCCTCGGGCGCGGCGCACTCGGCGCTCTCGCACGTGGGGCACTGTTGCTTCTCCGGCTCGCCCTCCTTCTTGGTCCGGGGGTCGTCCAGGTCCAGCCCGAGGTCCACCACACCCACGAGCTCGTGGCGCTGGCTGGCCCCCACGATGTCGATCACCAGGAGGTCAGTCTTGCCCGGGGCCAGCCGGGTGCCCCGGCCCACCATCTGGACGTACAGGCCGTGGAACTTGGTCGGGCGGCCGACCAGGACACAGGAGATCGTGGGCTCGTCGAATCCCTCGGTCAGGACCGCGCAGTTGGTGACCCAGGTGGTCTCGCCGGTCTTGAGCCGCCGGAGGATCGCCTTACGCTCCTCCCCCTCGGTCGCGCCGTCCAGGTGCTCAGCCTTGACGCCAGCGGCCCGGAGAGCGGCGGCCAGGAGCTCCGAGGTGCGAACCGTGGGGAGGAAGGCCACGCCCTTCCGGTCGGCCGCGTGCTCCAGCACGGCGGCCACCATCTGGCCGATGGCCCCGGACTCCTCCAGCTCGCGGCCGAGGTCGCCGCCGGAGAGGTCGCCGTCCCGACCCTTGCCGACCTTGCCCATGTCCATCCGGGTCTCGACCACCACGGCCGGGAGGATCGGCACCAGATAGCCCTTGTAGATGGCCTCTCGGATTGACATGTAATCGACAACCTTCTCCCAGACGCCCAACGTCTTGCCGTTGTCGCGCTCCGGGGTGGCCGTGAAGCCGATCGCCAGCGGGCCGTACGGGTTGAACGCACCGAGGCCGGTCAGCATCTTGGTCCAGGTCGGGGCCGGGGCGTGGTGCGCCTCGTCCACGATGATGGTCCCGAACGGTCCGTACCGGCGGGTGGACTCCAGGATCTGGGCCAGCCGCTTGTCCCGGCTCCCCGTCTGGACGCTCGCCACCACCACGTCCGCGCCGACCTCGTTACTCTCGGCCTTGACCAGGCCGGTGGAGAGCTCAGGAGCCTGCCACCCCAGCTTCTCGATGGTCTGGCCCGCCAGCTCGTCCCGGTGCACCATGACCAGGCTCCGGCCCTTGCCGCGCCGCTGGTCGATGGCCGCGCCGAACGTCACGGTCTTGCCGGTGCCGGTCGGGTGGACCACGAGCGGACGGCGGACGCCCTCGCGCTCGGCCTTCTCCACGTTCTCCAGCGCCCGTACCTGGTAGTCCCTGAGATCCAGCATGTTCGGTGATCCCTCCTCGTCGTGTGATGTCACCTTACCGTGGTGACTGCAAAGTGTCAAACGGAGAGGCCCGGCCCCACGCGGGACCGGGCCTCGGTCAGACCTTGGCGGGCTGGCCGGACGTGCCGTCCGCCTCGCCCTCGGGGGAGGCCGGGAGCGGCCACACACGCCGCTGGCCGGTCACCAGCTCCACGTACTCCACCGTGCGGCCCTCACGCTCCAGCCAGCGGGCCACAGCGCCCCATCCGGCGGCCGTGGGCACCCGGCCGGAGCCGCCGGTCAGGTACCAGAGGCCCCCGGCCTTCAGGGCCGCGTACGTGTACGTGGTGGCGCTCCCGGAGCTCTCCGGCCCCGGGTCGTACCGGATGCCGAACAGCAGGATGGTCCCGTCCGGGACGGCCCGATCGTTCAGCGTGAACTTGACGTTCATCTGTCAACCCTTCCAGGGGGAGAGACGGGACGGGCCGCCCGGCGCGAATCGCTACCGGGCGGCCCGTGGGAGGTGGCGGGACCTACTCGCCCTTGCGGCGCACGACCACGCCGAAGTGCTTGTAGGGCTTGCCAGCGAACCGGCCCTTCTTGATCGGCTTCTCACCGAAGTACTTCACGCCGATCATGTCGCCCACCCGGGGGTCGGCGTCCTTCAGCTCGCGCTTGAGCACCGCGCCGTACCCGATCACGCGGAACTTGTCCCCGCTCTTGGTCTGGATGGTGACCGTGGGGACCATCGGGTCCTCGCCGTCGTTGGCGAAGTCCGAGCGGGTCTCGCCCACCTTGACCACGACCCCGGCGATGCCCTCGCCCTTCTCGGTGGGCACCCAGCCCTCCGAGTCGTCCTCCTCGACCTCGTTCAGGAGGTCGTCCACGTCCGCGAAGTCGTCCTCCGAGGGACCGGCCGTGGGAGCGCCGAACATCTCGTCCACGTCGTCCTTGGAACCGGCGGCGGCCTTGCTGGCGTTGCTGGGGGCCATTAGGGCTCCCCTTTCTGTGAGTGAGCTAGTGAGCTGTGCTTTGTTGGTGCGGCCCGGCCGGTCCGTTGCGGGTCCTCGGCGTGCGCCTCGGTCTCGCTGTGGTCCGGCCGGACCCGGCGGATTCTGGTGGGCCGCCGCCCCAGGCCGTTAGGTAAGGCCCACACCACGGTTCCAGCGCGTCACGACTGCTCGCCCGAGGGCGGATCGTGTACCACCTGCCAGTCACCGCGAACCTGTCTCGGTGGCGCTCCCCCGTGGACTCGAACCACGGTGACCCTCATCCGGCATTCTTGGGCTGACAACTGCCTATCGAGAGCGCCGGGGTTGCCCCCGGGGTGTTGCTGGGTCCTACCTTACAGCCTCGGCTCCGAGGTCGCAACCTCGGCCGCCAGCTTCTCCTTGACGGGCTTGGGGACGGTGATCGTCAGCCGCCGGTACGAGCTCCGCTCGGTGCACGCGGCGGCCACGTCCGGGTACTCCTCCTTCAGCTTCTCCACGTTGATCCGGGTGGAGCCGACCTCGGGGTAGCTGGTGACCTTCAGGCCCTCGGGCTTGCCGGGCCACGGCATGTACCCGGCCCCGGCCTCGCCGGTCATCATGCGGAAGTAGTTCTTGGCCGCGTCCAGGTCGGCCTCGGCCTTCTTGAACGCCTCCTTGGCCCGCACGTACGCGGCCAGCCACTCCTCGGTGTCCTCGGGGAGGTCCACGCTCGGCTTGACCACCTTGGGCTGGAGCAGCTTCAGCAGCTCCTCGGTCTTGGGGTGCCGGAGGTCGTGCATCGGCGGCTCGTCGGCCAGGATGTTCTCGGTCCAGAACCGCTCGGCCTCGGCCGCCAGCTCCTCGAACCAGGCCCGGTCAAAGTGGATCTCCACCGTGAAGAACTGGCGCTCCCGGCCGAGCACCAGGCACCCGAGGTAGGCCACGGGGAGCCCGATGATCCCCATCTGCCACTGGCATTGTGCCTGGTACGAGAGCGGCGCGGAGCCGGTCCCGTAGCCGTTCGGCCGGATGATGCCGGACTCCCAGTGCTCATCGTCACCGGCGGTCTTGCACTCGATCACGGCCTGGGCCTTCCAGGCCCGGGGCTTGGTGGCGAACCGGTCCGGCGTGACCCGGAGGAACGGCTTGTCCCGCCGCGCCCAGAGCCCGCCCCCGAACCGCGAGACCATGCCGATCTCGTCGGCCACCTTCTGGGCCACCACGTCCTCCAGGCGGTGGCCCCACTCGATGGCGGCCACGCCCTCCAGCTCCTTGTACGGGCGCTTCTTGGTGTTGTAGACGGACCAGGCGGTCTCGTACTCCGAGATCCCGACCAGCGCGCCGACCTCGGAGCCGCCGATGCCCGCCTGGCGCGCGGCCAGCCAGGGGCCGCGCCCGGCGCACTCGGGGAGGATCACCTGGGCCGGGCTGTTCGGAACCTGGGCGAATCGGTGGGCAGGGTGGGGGCACGCCAGGCGGCCCCCGGAGCGGGCCAGGTACTTCTCGACCTGGCCCGCCTCGGTGGTCGTGCTCATGCTGTCGTGTCCCCCGGCTCGATCGTGATGGTGATCTCGGCCGGGAACTCGCCGCCGACCTTCTCCAGGTGCTCCTTGTTCACGTACACCTGGCCCACGGCCACGGCCTTGATGTTCGGCACGGCGTAGACCACCGTGCCCTTGGTCTCGCGGACCTTGGGGAGGACAACCTGGGTCGCCACGATCACCGGCCCCCCATCCCCAGGAGCGCGGTCAGGTCCACGGCCGGGACGGTGCCGACCTCGAACTCCGCCAGCACCTGGGCCAGCCGGAGGTGACGGCCGCCGGACATCAGCCACTCGGCCAGGTCGTCCGAGCTGACCTTGTTCGGGGAGCGCTCGCCGGTCACGTGCCAGGTGCCCCCGGCCTTGTACGCCACGACCGGGTACGGCCGGGACGGGCCGTAGGTCACGACCAGGCCCAGGACGGTCCCGTCCGCGAGCTCGCCCAGGTCCGGCATCGCCTCCAGGCTCTCCAGGTACCGGGCCTTGCGCTCGATCTCGCGCCGGAGCTCGGCCTTGCGGTCTTCCAGTCCCATCACGCCTCCAGGGTGATCTTGTCCAGGGACTCCCGGTTGAGGGCCGGGAGGTCGAACGGTGCGCGCCCGAGGTGGTCCTGGGTGGCGACCCACAGCCACCAGGCGTCACACGTGTTGTCGTCGGTGAACTCGACACCGGCCCGCTTGTAGGCGGCCAGGGCCATAGCCCGCTTGTCGGTCTTGCTGCCCCCGTTGCCGGTGGCGTACTTCTTGAGGCTGGACGGGGGGAGCGTCCCGTACGGGATGCCCTCCTCCATCAGGAGCGCCCGGACGGCCCCGTGAACCATGCCGGTGATCCCGGCGCTCTTGCTGGCGTTCAGGTAGCCCTCCACCAGCACGAGCTCCGAGCCCCGGACGATCGGCCGGAGCCGGTCGCGGATCTCGACCAGCCGCCGGTCCCCCTTGGCCCGGGTGCGGATCAGCTCCCAGGTCGGCCCCTCCCCGTCCGTCCAGCACGCCCCCGTGGCGGTGATGGACAGGTCCAGGCCGGTGACCTTGACACTCATCTGTCAGTCATTCCAGCCAGCGCCGTGGCCCTGGCCGAGCTGGTAGCTGGTCTCGGCGCGCGCCGGGTCGGCCGCCTCGCGGATGCGGACCAGCTCGTCCGGGAGCTCGTCCGGGCTCAGCGCGGCCGTAGCCACCTGGGCCATCTCCGAGATCATCGCCAGCTCGGTCATCAGCGTGGCGAACTCCTGGACGGGGAGCTCCGCGTGGCGCTCCACCATCGGGCTGAGCTCGAACACGGCGCACACCGTGGCGGCACCGGCCGGGATGTCGTAGCTGGTCCGGAGCCGGACCTGGAGCCGGTCCCACTGGCCGGTGCTCAGGTCCGCGATCTTGACTCGGGCTCGCATGTGCGGCCCTCCTTCCTGTTGATGAAACCTTACCATGTTGACTGCAAGGTTTGCAACCGGGGAGGGCCGCACACGTTTGCCCAGGTCAGACGCGCGTACGGGGGAGGTGCTGGAAGTAGTACGGCCGGGTGCGGACCAGCACGCCCCCGCCCTCCACGGCGTCCATCGTCACCCGGGTACGCGAGTTGTCCGGGTGCCACGAGCCGTTCGGCCGCTCCAGCCACGCGAGGAGGCTCCGGCGGTCCGTACTGGAGAGCTGGACCATGTGGTCCCGATCCGCGATGACGCGCGCCAGGACGGCCCTGTAGACCGCCTCGGCCACGTTCTCCACGGCGGCCATGCCCGAGGAGCCGAGCTCGTCGTAGGACCCGCTGTAGAGCTCGTGGGCGTTGCTCCCGATGGTCACGCGCACGTGCTCATCGTCCGGGTAGTCCACCCGGAACATCAGCGCCTGGTTGTCCCGGTGCGTCGCCAGGCGCTCCTCCTCGTCCCGCCACGGGTAGTTCAGGAGCGTGGTCAGGTCGTCGGTGATGCGGTCCCGGGGCTGGAGCTCGTCGCGCCCCTCCAGCTCGTCCACGTAGCGCTGGACGGCCGCGCGGAACGTCGTCGGCTCCCCGTCCATCAGGTCCAGGACGGCCTCGTCCCCCATCGACGTGGTGGCGTCCAGCATCTCGGCCACCACCGTCCGGCCCTCGCCGGTCTCGGCCATCGCGTGCCGGATCACGGTCTCCCGGCTGACGGCCCGAATCAGCGCGTCCAGGTCGGCCTCGCCCTCCAGGGCCTCGGCCAGCGTCAGGCCAGCGCGGCCCAGGGTCTCGGTCAGGTCAGCCATCAGTCCCCCAGCTCCTTGAAAAACGTCGTCGCGCCGTCCCAGATGTCCGTGGCCGTGTCGGCCATGCCCTTGGGGTCCGTGACCAGCCACAGGATCAGCCCGGCCACGATCACCCACTTGAGCCAGTTCGGAATCTCCACGTCTCTCCCCTTCCAGGTGGCGGGACCTCTCCCACCGTCCATTACATTACCGTCATGCCTACAAAGTGTCAAGCCCGGTCCCCCGGGGAGGGGGACCGGGCCGGAGCCCGGCCGCTCAGGCGGCCGTGAACAGCTCCGAGCACTGGTCACACCGGACCACGCCGAGGTCCAGCACCTTACGGCTCAGCCGGATGATGATGGGCTCCTCGCACCCGCACGTGGCCTTGAGGTTGCCGCTCTGGGGCTTGGTCTCGCCCTCGCCCTCCTCGGTGCCGCCCTTGGGCTTGGCGATCTTCTCGCCGCCGCGCTCGTCCTCGTCCGAGTCGCCGCCCAGCCAGAACGGGAGGAGGCCGGTCAGGGTGAGCTCCTTCTCCAGCTCGGCCAGGAGGTCCGCGTACTTGACCTTGGTGGCCTCGGTCAGCGTGACGAACGAGAACCCGTGGGTCTTGTCCGGCGTGCTGGCCTTGTGCTCCAGGCCCAGCTCCTCGGCGGTCTTGCGGAACGTGCCGTTGTGGTACCGGTGCTGGCGGCTGGTGTCCTTGACGCCCCGGACGTTGCTCAGGGTGTGGGCGGCCTCGTGGATCGTGGTCTGGAGCACCTGGTGGGCTCCCTTGGCGAGGGCTTCCGAGGCCAGGAAGAACTCGTGACGCTTCTCCCCGTTGACGGTCTTCCAGGAGTTGGGGCGGAAGTGGCCCCACTTCACGAACTCGCCGGAGCCGGTGGTGACCACCACGGCCGGGAGCTCCGGGTGCTCGGCGCGGATGCGGTCCCAGACCCGCTCGATCAGGGCCACGATCGTGGACCCGGTGTGGTCGATCTTGGCGGCCTTCTCGGCCTCGGTGGTCTGGGTCTCGGTGGCGGTGGTGGCGTTCATGTCGGGCTCCTCCAGGTCGTCCTCGCTGTTAGGACCAACCTTACCGGCCTGACTGTGAAGTGTCAACAGGAATGACGGTGCAATGTCAGCGAGTCGCACGAGCTCCCGGCCAGCGGCCCGGACGGGGAGGTGGTCCAGCACCGGCTCCGACTCGGTGGCGCGGAGGAGGTCCAGGGCGGCCGGGGCCGCCCCGGCGGCCGGAGCCGCCGGGGGGCACTCGGGGCACAGGATCAGGGCGCGCACCGGCGCGCTGGCGTGCCAGCCGTTCTCGCACCGGCCGGTGCGGGCCGGGTGCTCGGCGCTGGCGTAGTCGGTGCCGGTCGCGTCGTTGTAGACCCGGGCGCGCTCCTCGTCGGTCAGCTCGGGGGCCTCCTCGGGAGCCGGGGCGGTCCAGTTCGCGGCGGCCCAGTCGGCCAGCGCCTCGGCCGGGAGTCCCATCGCGGCGGCCATGATCTCGGCGGCCTCGGCCTGGGTCGGGGCGGTCCGGGCGGCCTGGGCCGCGTCCCGGACGGCGGCGGCCTGGTCGGCTCCGGTGGTGGCGGCCTCAACCTCGGCCGGGGTGGCCGCGCGGTCCTGGCGCTTGTTCTCCTCCAGGGCCTCCACGTGAGCCCGCTTCACGCCGGGGGCGTCCTCCGGGGCCAGGAACATGGTCTGGATCGGCTCGGCGTAGAAGCTACCCACGCCGGTGACGATGATGTAGCCGCGCCGGTTCGAGCACTTCAGCTTCTCCAGGACCCGGGTCACGACCACGCCCTCCCCGGTCTTGGTGGCGCTGGGGCGGATGGTGTCGCCCTCGTACGCTCCGCTGTTCGTGTTGACGATGATCCGGTGGGTGTCGTTGACGTTGCTGGCGTTGATCTTGCCCTTGGCGGTCATCGCTGTCTCCCTCGCTTGCCGTTGTCCTGCTGACACGACAAACATTACAGGCATGACTGTGGAGTGTCAACGCCAGGAGGCCCGTTGTGGTCTACGTCACAGGCGGGCCTGTGAGGTTGACACTTCACTGTCACGCCTGTAATGTAGTTCTCACGAGCGGGGCACACGGCCCGGCCGGGGAGGGACAGAGACGATGAGCAGCGAGAAGCGCGCCAAGGGCAAGCTGGTCCGCAAGGTCGAGAAGCTGGACAAGGCGTGGCGAGCCGGTGGCAAGCAGGAGGGCCGGACCGAGAACGACCTGGCGATGTACCTGGGCCGCGCGTACCGGGCCGGGGTCGGCAAGGCCGCGCGCCGGGCTCAGGGCCGCTGACACAGCGAGGCCCGGACCAGATGGTCCGGGCCTCGCGTGCTCCACCGCGCCGTGGCTTCCCGCCAGCGCCGCGTCCGGCGGCTGGGGTAGGGGACGGGCGGCGGAGGTCCCCCCTCGGGCTGTCAGATGGCCGCGCCCACCAGGTCGGTACGCGCGCCCTGGCCGGGCCGGTTCTCCTTCCACCGGTCCAGGCTCTCCCGGGTGAACACCGGGAGTAGGTACTGGCCGTCCGCCTCGCGCTCCGGCTCGGCCTCGGGGCCGATGCCGCGCGCCACGTAGCTGGAGAGCGTGTTCCGCTTCAGGCCCAGGTACGCGGCGGCCGGGCCGTAGCCCACGAACCGGTCCGGCGTCTCGGTCTCCTGGCTTTCCACGGTCTCGCCTCCTCTCGTAGTCATGCGTCCGACTATACAGGCACGCCTTCCTAGCTGACAACCGGGAGATTCCCGGCACGGAGCGGTTGACACTTCACAGTCACGCCTGTAATGTAGTCATCAGCACCGGGGAACACGCCCCGGGCTGAGGCCAGGGAGGCCACCATGACCCGCTCGATCATCGCCAGCATCACCGACGCGAACGCCGTTCTGGCCGAGCGCACCTCGGGCGGACTGGCGGCGCACTACATCGCCATCCGCGATGACCGCCCGGCCTCATTCGGGGAGGCCGAGGCGTGGCTGGCCGAGCACGGCTACCGGGTCGTCGGCGGCTGGGACCTGTCCGCCATGCACACCGGCGTGGACGCCAAGGTCCGGCCGCTGGACAACCTGTTCAACGGCGTCCGGGCCGCTGGCCTGTGGGCCAAGGTCGGCACCACGCACACCGGCTGGGAGCTCGTCCCGGCCCGCGAGGTCGCCAACGGTGACCTGGTGACGGACTCCGACAAGTCGGAGCCGTACCTGGTGGCGGGCTCCTCCACCGAGGGCACCGTGACCAAGCTCCACATGGTGGGCGAGGGCAAGGAGTGGAGCGAGCGCCACACCGGCGAGTTTCACGGCCTGGTCTGGGCCGCGCGTCAGCGCGAGGTCCGGCCCGCCTGACCCTCCCCAGCAAGCGGCCCCGGACCTTTCGGTCCGGGGCCGCTTGCTGTTGACACTTCACAGTCAGGGCTGTAACGTAGTGGACGGTGGAGAAGGCCCTACTTGTGGTCGCGGTCCCGGCTCGGGCCGGGGTTCTGGCTCTGGATCTCCTGGCAGTGAAGAACGGCGCTCCACTGGCGCATGGACGCCTGGATGGCCCGCGAACGGTCGCCGTCCGGTCCAGCCGGTGGGGGCGGGGGAGCCAGGAACACCTCGATCATGGCGCACACGGCGCGGTCCTGTTCGAGCTGTAGCGCGGCCTCGTCCTTCTCTTGCTCCTGTTCGTTGTGCCAGATCCAGTACGACAGGAGCCCGGCGATCATCAGCACGGCCGCGCCCCAGGAGAGGAGCACCAGCCAGACCGGCCGGGTCATCGGCTGACGGATGGCGTTCCTCACGCGGCATCAGCTCCAGGGTCCGGCGTGGATGACGTAGGCGACGAGGAGGCCGACAGCTCCTCCGGCCCCGATGGCCCCGACGAGAGACTGTCCGCGATACCGGGTCGTGAGAGCCAGAGCCGCAGAAATCCCGGACCCAGCATCGTGGCGGCGCTGATCAGCATCAGCGGCCACGGGCCTTCCGTGTAGACCGTGTAGCTGCCCCATGCTCCTCCCAGGAGGAGGAACAGCACGTCCCGCTGGAGGGGTGGCCGTCGTCGTGCTCGCGTGGTCACGCACCATTCCTACCTTCCTCCGTACGGAGTCGTTGCCCGGGAGCGTACCCGGGACGGCCCAGACCTACTCGGGTAGCGCCGTGCCAGCATCGGATCAGTGACAGCCTGCCCGGTCCAGTTGATCTCCAGGGCACTGCCCCCATGCCATCGGCGCGCCACCCGGTCGGCGGCCCGGTGCTTGGTCAGCGAGGGGACCGGCCGGTGGTCCACGAGCGAGGGCCAGGTGTACCAGACCTCGCGGTGAGTCTTCTCGGCCCAGCCCGCCACCCGCATGTCGTCCGGGTGGCCCGCCCGGCGCTCGGCGTAGGCCAGCATCTCCGGGATCAGCTTCACGGGGAGGGCGATGCACACGCCCCACATCAGTTTCAGGCTCCGGACCCACGGTACCCCGGCCGTGTCGGCCGCCCTTGCCATCGCCTCCCAGCGGATCGGCACGGTGCGGCCAGTGCCGAGGTAGGGCGAGACCACGGCGTCCGGCGGGACGTAGACCAGGGCGCGCTCCAGGCCCGCGAGGAGGTCCGCGCACGGCCGCGCGTCGTCCTGGATCAGGACGTGCCAGTCCGCGTCCGGGTCGGCCAGCTCCCAGGTGCTCCGGGCGTTGCGCCACACCCGGTCATGGTTGCCGCTCGGCGCGCCGGTGTCCTCGTCCCAGTGCACGGGGACCGGCCGGTCCAGGGCGGCCACCAGCTCGGTGACCGCCTCGGACCGGCTCGGGTGCGCCATGATGGCGGCGGACAGCCTCACCGGCCGTCCTTCAGGGCCTGGATGATCTCGCCCTTCTTGTCCTTGCGCGCGCCCAGGACGATCCCCCGGCGCTTGGCGAGCTCGCGGAGCTGGTCCACCTTCAGCTCCCCGATCGGCTGGCCCGGCCGGGAGTCCTCCAGGAACAGCGACTCCTCCAGCGAGACCACCTCGCGGCGCGGCTCCGGCCGCTCCTTGACCGGCTCGGGCTCGGTGACCACCGGCGGCTGGACCGGCTCCGGGTCGCTTGACGTGTCAGTGTCAACGACCACCGGCACCGGCTCCGGGTCGGCGGCGGGCTGGTCCACCGGCGTGCCGGGGCCTTCCGCCACCTGGCCCGGCGCGGCCGGGTACGGGGAGGGAGAGACGCCCTCCCCGGTGATGGCCGTGGGCGGCTCGGCCGGAGCCGGGGCGCTGTCCGGCGTGACGGCCGGAGCGGCTGGGGTCTCGGGCTCGCCCTTCAGCCGGGTGACGGCCAGCCGATCGTGGTAGATCACGACCGGCTCCAGGAACCCCTCGTCCACGAGCTCGTCCACGGCCAGGCGTACGCCGCACCAGTCCGGGTGCCCGTAGTCGTCCACCGCGATGCGAGCGCCCGGGGCGAGGTGCGGAGCCCACGCCTCGATGTCCCGGCGCGCGCCCTCCTTGGTGTGGTCGCCGTCCACGTACAGGAGGCCCACCTTGGGGCCGCCCCAGCGCGCGGCCACGTTGTGCGAGAAGTCCTGGACCAGCGTGATGCTGGTGGAGTAGCCCAGGCTCTGGACCCAGTGCTGAGCCCACCGGCGGCTGGCGTCCTCGGTGAACGGCGGATCGTAGACGTTGCCCGGGAGCTCCCAGGGGTCGATGCCGGTCACGTGCGCGCCGTGGCCCTGGCGAGCGCCCCAGGCCATCATCAGCGCGGAGCGGCCCTGGAACACGCCGAGCTCCACGATCTCCTGGTCCGCCGGGACCTGGGTGGCGAAGTCGGCCAGGGCCAACATGACGTTCTCAGGGGTGGCCGCGCGCACGCGCTTGAAGAACCTCGGGTAGCGCATCATCTCTCCTCGTCGGTTGCCCGGCCGGATCGGCCGGGGTGCCCTCTCGTCGGCCCGACCGGCGCGGAGCTGGCGGACCACGGCCGCCTGGCTCGGGAGCTCCAGCCGTTGCCAGCGCTCGTACGCGGCCCGGTCCTTGGCGAACTGGCTCCGGTGGTTCACGCGCTGGTACTGCTCGTCCGTGGCGGCCTTCCCGGCCACCGGGTGCATGTGCTCTATCCGCACCTCGGGGAGGTGTCGGAGCGCTCCGGCGGCCGTGAACAGGTCCATCATCGCGTTGTCGCAATACATATGCTCCACCGGAGCGGGCACCATCCGGCCGAGGGCGCGCACCACGTCCGAGGTGATGGCCCACTCGGTGCTCAGCTTGCGGCCCTGGTAGCCGTCGTCCCCGTAGACCATCCCGGTCCCGAGCTCGGCCAGCACGTCCAGGTAGCGCCTGGCCCAGCCGATCGTCTGGGGGAGGTGGTCGTCACCGGCGAACGCCAGCGCCCGGTACCGACCGGCCGCCTCCCGGGCCGCCGCGTCCAGCTTGTGGACCATCGGGAGCCAGGCCGGGATCACCACGAGCTGGGCCGGGAGGCCGTCGTCCTCGGCCACGATCGACCGGTACGCGCCGATCTCGGGGTCGTCGGCGTCCGCCACCACGATCATGTCCGCGTGGTCCCAGGCGTTGGTGAAGTCCCACGCGCCGATCACCCGGCGGATGTTCTCGGGGCGGCCCCGGGTCGGGATCAGGACGGCCAGGTCAGGCATACGGGCTCCAGGTGAAATACGGGCTGAGCAGCGCGGAGCGCTCCCCCGGGGTGATGGCCCTGGGCGCGCGCCAGCGCGAGCCCTTGGGCGTGTAGAGGTAGTGGTACAAGATCCGGTTCACGACCACCTGAGTCTGGAGTACGCGGAGCCGCCGGAGCTGGTCGGCCCACTCGCGGTCCTCGGCGCGCCCGGCGCGCGTGCGGCTGAAGTCGGCCATCAGCGCGAGCCGGGTCCGGATCGGGTTGATGTGGCTGATGTCGCGCTCGTACCGGCCGGGGAGGTTGCGCCAGCGCCGGTGCTCCAGCGAGTGGTACGCCACCGCCGTGGGCTGGCCGTCCGAGTAGCACTGGACCTGGAACCCCACGTAGTCCGGCCGCTCGGCCAGCGCGCCCACGATGTCGCGGACGTACGTCGGGGCCACCACGTCGTCATCGTCCACGAACGAGACGTACTCCGTCCCGGCGGTCTCCACCATGCGCTGGCGGATCTTGGGGAGGGACGGGCTCCCGTCGTTGTGCCAGCCGATCACGCGCACCCGGCCGCCGTACGGGTCGAGCTGAGGCAGAAGCCCGGCCATCAGCCGCTCGAACAGCGCGCGGCGCTCGCCCAGGGTCGGGACGAGGATCGACCAAGTAGGCGCGGCTGTCATGTCCCCAACCTTACAGGACGAGGGGGCATCTCGGGAGGCTCCCTCGCGGGGGGACGGGGGGACCGAATCGGACCCCCGCCCCCGCCCCGGCCCCACACGTACGCACGTCGTGCGCGCACGGGGTGAGACAGTTTCTCGGATGTGTGTAGGGGGAGTGGTCCCATTCAGTCCCCCCGTCCCCCCAGCTACTCGGGAGTAACCGGCTCCGGCTCGGCCGCCGGGTCCTCCCCGGGGCCGTCGCCCGGGTCCTCCGGCTCCTCCTCGGGCGGGTCCACCACCACGGGGCTGGTGGGCGTGGCGGACCAGACCCGGTACTCCGACTTCTGGCCCGTCACGTTGGCGGACGGGTGGCGGCCGGGCCACTCCTGGAGGTAGTCGATCAGGTCCACGAGCGCGGCATCCATCGCCGCGCCGTTGTCCGGCACGGACCCATCGCTCTGGACCATCACCGTGACCGAGAACCCGGAGCCGTCCGGGACAGGGACGTTGATCTGGTGGGGCATCATCGGGACCACTTGCCCGTCCGGGCTGATCGGCATGTCTCCTCCTTGGGTCGGTGCCACCCTACGGGGCCAGGATGGCGGTCCAGCGCCACTCGCTGGTGGTGAAGGTGGTCGATGAGCCGAACGCAAAGATGGTGAACCCGGTCGTGGTGATGTTGATGGCCCGGACGTTCCAGCCCGCCGTGGCTCCGGCCCCGTTGTTGAGGTTGACGTGGACGTTGGGCAGGGCCGGGAAGGTCACGCCGTAGTTCACGTCCAGGGTCCAGGAGGTGGCCGCGCTCGGGCCGCCGCTGGCGGAGCCGGTCTTGACCATCGGGCCGTTCGCGCCGCCGGACGCCACCGCGCCGATCACCAGGAGCGAGCCGCGCTGGCTGATCATCTGGACCACCGTGTTGACGGTGGCGTACGCCGTCGCCAGCTTGGGGACGTTGGGGACGATCACGCCGCTGGACATGGTGATGTTCAGCGTGCCGTTGGCGTTGACCGCGCTCACCGTGCCCACGCGGAGCCGGAGAGTGTCCTCCCCGTCCTCGTCGGGGGTCAGCTTCTTGAGGAGCTTGGTGTAGTCGATCATCAGAGCTCCCGGACCTGGAGGCTGGTGTCCCCGGCCAGGTCCAGCGTCACGGCGTCCACCGCGAGCGCCTGGCCCTCCAGGCTCACCACGTCCCCGGCGGAGATCGTGGGGTCGTACGGCCGGACCAGGGTGTAGGTCGCGCCAGCGCCCACGTTCTGGTTCAGGATCGTGTTGGCGGCGGCCTGGGCGGCGGCCACGGTCTTGATCAGCGGGGAGGAGAAGAACTCCGTTACGCGGCCGTACGGGCTGGTGCCCGGCCCGGTCCCGGCGTAGGTCGGGCTTGACGGATCACTGTCAATCGCCACGGCCTGGACCGGCGCGGTCCCGTCCTGGGCCTCGCCGCGCGCCACGATGACGTTGGGCGGCCGGGTGTCGTAGTCGGCGGACAAGCTGGTGAGCTGGTCCAGCGGGTACGCCGTGGCCGCGTCCGGCGTCAGCGTGCCGATCTGGATGTCCCCCACGCGGTTGTACCAGGCCGTCCGGCTGAACCCGGCCAGCACGTCCAGGATCTCCGACCACGGGGCCGTGCCGGGGTCCAGGCCGAACACCCGGGCCGCGCCGAGCGCCACGCCCACGAGGCCCACGCCGGGGTTCTGGCCGGTGCGGTTGGTGACCACCGCGTTGATCATGTTCCCCAGGTCGGTCCCGCTCGCCACGGTCAGCGCGGTCTCGAACCGGTAGCGCTCCACGTTGTCGCTGATGTCGATCAGGCCCACGTCCACCACGCGCTGACCGGCCTCGGTCCGGGTGCGCGCCGAGGCCACCTCGTAGGTGCCGTAGGGCACGGTCGCCAGCGAGCCGTCCAGGAGCTCCAGGCCCAGCTCCACCTCCAGCCGCGTCCCGAATGGCGTCAGGAGGTCGCCCGGCCGCCGGGGGAGGAGCGAGTCCCCCACGAACGAGAGGCGGCCGTCCCAGCGCGCGTTCCGCCGGGCGTCCTGGGTGAGCGAGCCGCTGACCGGCTCCAGCTCGCGCGTGACGCCACCGCGCGAGAAGGTGAACCGAGACCAGCGCCGGAACCCGGTGGGCGTGCTGAGGGCCGCCTGGTGGCGCGCCGAGTTGAACCTGGTAGCCATTACAGGTACTCCTCCGGGTCGGGCGTCTCAGGCCAGGGCTGACGGACCATCGTCACCTGAACCACCTTCACGTTCGGGGCCGGGGCCGCCACGCGCCAGCCGCCCGGCGCGTACCAGCCCGGCTCGCCGCCGACCGGCGACCAGTAGACCCGCTCGCTGGACAGGATGCTCTCCAGCCGGTTGATGGCCTTCACGCCCTCCACCGCGATGGTCAGCGTCATGTCCTCCCCGGCCAGCGTGGTGGAGACCGAGGGGAGCCCGCCGTCCAGCGGGATGCTGTCCGAGACCAGCCGGGGGAAGGTGTGAGACCGGTCGGTGGTGACGGCCATCCGGTCGGTGAAGGTGCTCAGCCGGTCCAGGTCGTCCCCGTGGGTCAGGCTCGGCACCGTGGCGCTGGCGAAGTCCGAGACCTTGAGCTCCGGCACGGGGAGCGGGCCGCCGGAGATCGTGCCGTCCAGTCGGACGAAATGCACCTCCCGATACGGCGGGATGTGGCTCACGCTGTTGGTGTTGCCGGAGCCGTTCGAGCTGACGCCGGGGGAAGCGCTCGCCGTGCTCCCCCCGCTGTGGTCGTGGGTGGTCGTGGGCGAGTCGCCCAGGTCACCGAACGAGGGCCGCTCGAACGAGCCCGTGGTGGACTGGCCCACGTCGATGGTGTGGCTGTGGTTGCCGATGTCGTGGGTGTGCGCCGGGGTCGTGTGGGAGTGGCTGGAGGTCCCCCCGGTGCTGTTCACCGAGTCGGAGCCCTTCTCCCTGGCGAACCAGGTCCGCATGTCCGGCGTGCCGTTCGCGCCGTTGCACAACGTCAGGAGCGGGTCCAGGTCGGCCACCGCACCGGTGTAGAGCCCGATGATCCGGGTCTGGGTGCCGCCACCGGTGTTCCGGAGGACCCTCAGCCGCCGGTTGGGCGGCTCCAAGTTGACCGCGTTCGTGGTCCCCCCGCCCACGCTGTTGGTGTTGCCGGTGCTGGCCGGGGCCACGTTCAGCGGGTGGGTGTGCCGGGGGAGCCAGCGCGGGGAGCTGGAGCCGTACCCGGCCTCGGTGCCGGAGCTCGGGTTCGAGAGCGAGGTGGAGCCGATGCTGTGGTCGTGGCTCACGCCGTTGTGGCTGTGCGCGTTGACGGTGTGCGAGTGGGTGGCCGCGCCGGAGGTCGCGCCGCCGTTGCCGCCCGAGGGCGCGCCCTTCAGGAACCGGCCCGCCGAGCTCGCGTCGTCGGTCCAGCCGGACACGCTCTCGGTCGAGAACCCGAGGATGCCGACCGGGTACGCGGCCTGAGCGCCGTCCGACTTGATCCAGATCACGTCCCGAGCCGGGGGCGCGTTGTTGGCCGCGCTCGTGCCGGGAGCGGAGCTGGAGGTGTTGTACGGCCCGGCGCTCCCGGTGGAGCTCGGCCGGGTGTGCGTGTGCGGCTGGTCGGCCTGGGGCTGGCTCGCGCCGTTGAACCGCGCCGAGGTGGTGGAGCTGTTCGAGCTCCCCGTGGAGCCGCCCACGCTGTGGCTGTGGGCCGCGATCTGGTGCGTGTGGCCGGGCGTGGTGTGGCTGTGGCTGGCCGCGCCGCCGGTGGCGACCGGCGCGCCGGTGCCGTTGCTGCCTCGGGGGAACACGCCGTCCAGCGCGGTGACTCGCGTCCAGCCGGACGGGATGCTGGCGGCCGTGCCCGGCCAGCCCAGGATCATGTCATCCGGGATGGTGTCGGGGAGCTCCACGAACGTCGAGACGTAGCCCTGGTAGCGCACCCGGTACGTGATGTCGCACGGCTCGCTTGACACTTCACAGTCAGGACCGCTCGGGAGCGGGTCGAGCTGGGGGATCGCCAGGTCCAGGTACGAGCCGTTCAGCCCATCCGGCACGGTGGCGATGCGCTGGGAGCCGGTGCAATCGTCGCGCCAGACCTCGGCCACCACGTAGTCGTTGTCCCACGCCTGGCCGCCCGGGTACTCCCAGGTGACCCGGTAGCCGCCGAACTCCGGCGTCACGGTGACCAGGGGAGGGGACGGCGGGGGGACCGTGTTCTGGACGCTGAACGTCCGGGTCAGGCCGTGCTCGAACGGGTCGGAGCCCCGGATGGTGGAGCGGACCATGAACTGGGCCGTGTACGCCCCGTCGTCCAGGCCGGTGTCCATCGGCAGGGTGGCCGGGGGCGTGCCGGAGCCGGACTGGGTGAACACCGGCGCGTTGCCCGCGTCGTAGACGGTGACGGACCAGTTCAGCGCCGGGAGCCCGTCGTAGGCCACCGCGCCGAACGCGAGGACCGGCTGGTTGGTGTCGGTGATCGTGCCGCCGGTCTGGTCCACCCCGGCGTTGTCCTGGACCTCGGGGTCGTACTGGGGCCGGAGCCGACAGTCGATGTCCACGTAGCACTCGGCCGTACGGAGCTCGGTCGGCGCGCCGGTCTCGATGCTCGGCCAGCCGCCGCCGATGTTCAGGTCCGAGAGCGCTCCGGCCGTCGCCAGCCCGTAGTCCGAGGTCTGGTACCACTCCCCGGCCCGCTCGGTCATGGTGTCGGTGACATCCACCGAGTCATATTCGATGTAGTCCTGGGTGCCGCGCCCCAGGTCGATGTCCTCGGTGGCCGTGCCCACGTCGGTCCGGATGCGGATGCGACCCCTGATCCGGTGGCGCTGGTACCCGGCGGCCGGGGTGTGCGGCTCCAGCCGCAACGACCAGTTGCCGGAGTTGCCGGTCAGGAACCGGATGTAGGTCGAATCGGAGTTGTCCGAGGTGACCCCGGCCAGGGTGCCGGACGGGACGGCGGTCCCCAGCCCCGCCTTGAGCACCGAGACCGGTCGGAGAACGTTGGTCACAGCCATACTGTCACCCTATCCTGGGCTCGGAGGACATCTCAGACCCCCACGTCCGCGAGCTGGGGAGCGGGCTCCGGGCCGGTCCCGATGAACGTCGCGGTGACCTGGCGGATGCGGCCCACCTTGACGATCCGGACGCTCTCGGTCACCGGCGCGGCCCAGACCTCCTCGGCGTCGCTCGGGCTGATCAGGACCAGCGGCCGGGCGAGCACCGCGCGGAGCCGGGCCAGCTCGGCCTCGCTCTCCACGGCGGCCGTCATGCTCAGGTTCCGGCCGCCCGGGTCGGCGCTGGTGACGAACCGCGAGCCCATCACGCCGGTGGCCGCCGTGAACGGCCGCTCCACGGCCCACTCGAACCGGCCGAGCACCGGAGCCCAGAGCGGGCCGTCCGGCCCGGTGGTCCGGATCAGGTGCTGGTCCTCGTCCCAGGTGAGGCAGAACAGGTCCGGGTCCGGCGGCGGAGTGGGCTCCTCCACGAGCTGGACGAACGCCACCTCCTCGTACGGCGGCTCGGTCGTGGTGCTCGCCAGCGTCCCCGAGGTGGACTGGCCCACCGGCGGAGTGGCGTTGTCCGTGCTGCCAGCGCTGTGGGTGTGCGTGCCGGTCACGATCGTGACGGCCGCCGTGTTGCTCAGCGCGGCCGTGGGCGCGGCGGCGGAGCCGATGGTCTCGGTGTGGTTGTGCGTCCCCGTCGTGTGGTTGTGCTCGGGGCTGGTGTGCGTGTGCGGGTCCAGCGAGCCGCCGCTGGTGTTCACGGCCGCCGCGTCGGTGGTCACCCGGGGGTACCGGCCGAACATATCCGGCGTCCCCTCGGTGCCGTCGCACAGCTTCCAGCCGTCCGGCACCGAGCCGATGGAGCCGCGCCAGAGGCAGATCAGGCCCACGGGGAGCGAGACCCCGGCCGAGACGTTCTCCCGGAGCCGGAGCTGGCGGAACGGGGGGTTGAGCTGGCCGCTGGCCCCCGAGGTGCCAGCGCCGCCGGAGTTGAGGGCCGCCGTGGTGGACGTGCCCACGCTGATCGGGTGGCTGTGCGAGGTCGCCCACATGCCGGTGGTCGGACCGGCGAACACGGACCGGTTGCTGGCGAACGAACCGGTGTTCGGGCTGGTGTGCGTGTGGCTCGTCCCCGTGTGGGTGTGCGCGTCGATGGCGTGGGTGTGAGCCGCCACCGCGCTGGCCGCCGTGGTGCCGCCGTTGCCGCCGGGGGCCGCGCCCTTCAGGAACCGGCCGCCAGCATTCGCCAGCGCCGAGTCCGCCCAGCCTGACAGCTCAATGTCAAGGCTCAGCGCCGCCGCGCCGGGCGGCACGCCGAGGGGAGAGCCGTCCGACTCCACGAAAATGACCTCAGCGCGCGCCGGGTCGTTGCTGGCCGAGCCCACGCCGGGCGTGGTCGCACCGCTGGCGACCGTGGCCGAGTTGGTGGGCGGCCGGGTGTGCGTGTGGGTGTTCAGCGCCACGGTGGTGCCCACCACGCCGTCCGAGGAGCTGAACGTGCCGGTGGCCGCACCGGTCGCGCCGGTGACGGTGTGGCTGTGGCTGATGTCGTGGGTGTGGCTCGGGAGCGTGTGCGTGTGCGTCGCCGCGCCGCCGGTGGTGCCCGGCTGAACGGCGGAGCTCGGGATGCCCTTGGGGTAGCGGCCGTCCAGCGCCGTGGTCCGGGTCCAGCCCGCCGGGATGCTGGCGTTCGTCCCCGGCCAGGCGATGATCAGGCCCGCCGGGACGCCCGGGTCGTACACGTCCGACCAGTCCGAGATCCGGAGGTCCCCGTCCACCCGGCCCACGGTGCGCGCCCGGTAGTACGAACAGCACTGCTCGGCCGGGTGGTCGCACGTCGCGCCCACGCCGGTCCGGGGGAGCGTGTAGTCCGTCCACGTGGCGCACTCATCGGACGCCAGCGGGCCGAGCATCGCCACGGTGTGCGTGGAGGTGGGCGAGTAGATCCGGCCGCCGCTGGCGACGCTCCAGGCGTTGCCCTGGGCGTCCTCGAACGTCGTCGTCCCGTCCAGGTGGTTGGTGAAGTCGGGCGAGAGCATGACCTGGCCGTCCGGCGCGTTGCGGAACTCGGCCGAGTAGATCCGGCCGGTCCACCGGTTCAGCGGGCCGGAGCCGCCCATGTACGCGCCCACGTAGTACGCGGCCGAGGAGTTGAACAGCGGCCGGGGCGCGCCGCCGGTCAGGGCCTCCCCGATCGGCCGCCAGTCGTCGTCCTCGGTGTCGCGCGTCGCGTACTCCACGCGCCACGCGCCGCCCTGGTCCGCCCAGAACCGGGTCCGGACCCAGGCGTTGCCGAACGGGTCCACCGGGACCGGCTCGGTGCTGATGGCGAACTCCAGCGCGCTGGTGCCGTCCTGGCTCCAGCCGAGCACCAGGCGGCCCCGGTCGTCCAGTGCCAGCCGCCAGGCGCGCTGGTCCGAGACGGTGCTGTAGTGGCTCGCCAGGGTGTCCTCGTCCCCCGGCTCCGGCCGCCAGCCGTCGTCCCGCCCGGCCTGGATGACCACCTCCAGGTCCACCGGGGAGGTGATCTCCTCGAACGTGACCTGGGTGACGTAGACCTGGGTACCGTCCGGGCCGATGATCGTCGGGCCGTAGTTGCCGTAGGCCACGTCCACCGGGGCCACGCCCTCGGCCTCGTACTTGGTCCAGACCCCGGCGGCCAGCGCCGCGCCCGGCGTGTAGACGCCCCCGATGTAGTCCACCCCGGCGTTGAACCAGTCGATGGCCGCCGTGACGCTGGCGATGGGCACCGGCGCGTACAGCCAGAAGGTGGTCCGGTAGGTCCGGCCCGCCACGACCTCGGCGGAGTTGAGCACGCCATCCGGCCGGACGTAGGTCTGGGCCGCGCCGCCGGTGACGGTGAGCAGCGCGGAGCCGTGGCCCTCGTGCTCCTGGGCGTCGCTGTGCACCAGCGAGCCGCCGGTGGGAGCCCAGCCTGACACTGACGTGTCAAAGTCCCCGGACACCCGGGCGCGCGAGATCGCCAGCTCGGGAGCCGGGGCGCTGGCGTAGCTGTCCCCGGTGCCGGTGAGCTCCAGGTAGCCGCCCACCGGGCAGTCCACCCGCTGGACCTCCACGTAGCCCACGCCCCCGTCCAGCTCGTCCACGAACGGGGCGCACGCCTCGATCTCGTAGAACGGGCTGTCCGGGACCGGGGTCACCTCGGGGTTGGCGGGCTTGGCGACCTGGCCCACGTTCACCGTGAACGCCAGGTTGTTGATCATGCTGGCGTACGCGGTGTTCTGGCCGAGCGTGCTCCAGACCTGGGTGTGGGCGATATACGAGCCGTTGTCCAGGGCGGCGGTCTGCCGGTTGACGGCCGCGCCCGAGACCACGCCGGTGTCCCAGACCGTGGCCCCGTCGCGGGTCACCCAGTACCGGTACTGGCGCGCGGCCAGGCCATCCAGGTCGATGGAGGCCGCGCGGATCGTCGGCTGGGCCGTGTCGCTGACCGAGGTGGTGACCGAGCCGGAGCCGTCCAGGATCTGGGGCGTGAAGGTCGGGGCCTCCCGGCTGTCCACGTCCAGGTACAGCTCCTCGATCCGGACGCCGGTGGACTGGCCCGTGACGTAGGTGTAGAGCACGGTCGAGCCGTCGTGCGGCGCGCCGAACCCCCAGGAGCCGGTGACGGTCTCGGGGGAGGCCGGGAACTGACCGGCCGCACCGGCGACCAGCGCGCCGGAGCTGAGCCGCACGGCCCACCAGGCGTCCCCGTCCTCGCCGCGCGCCCGGAGCCGGACCTGGTGCCGACGCTCGCCCACCGGCGGGGAGTCCACCGGCGTGGCGAGGATCAGCGCCGAGCCGGAGCCGCCCCAGGTCGCGTACGTCGCGTCCGAGTTGTCGCTGGTCACGCCGTGGAGCGTGCCGGTGCTCGGCGTCCAGCCAACCCCCGAGGAGGTGGCGGACGGCCGGAGCGTGGTGATCGTGCCCATGTCCCTACCTCCCCGTCATCGTGCCAAGGTAGCTTGCCCCAGGCGCTCCAGGATGGCCTCGGCGGCCTCCTGGCCCGCCTCGCGGCCCTGGCCCTGGACCACGATGGCCCCGGCCTGGATCGTCACGTGGACGCCCGGCGCGCCCAGCGCCGCGCCGTCGCCGCCGCGCGCCCGGCCAGCGGCGGCAGCAGCCGCCGAGGCCGCGAACGTGGGGAGGTCCCCCGTCAGCCCGGCCAGGGTCTTCTTGATCGTGCCGAACTCGCGCTCCAGGCCGGTCCCGAACCCTTGCATGACCAGGCGGCCGGAGTTTTCCAGGATGCGCTTGTCCACCTCGGCCGGACCCTTCCAGTCCGGGAGCATGGCGGTCAGCGAGCCCAGCAGCGAGCGCACCCGGCCGAACCCGGCCTGGATGCCGGAGATCAGGCCGTTGATGATCTGGCGGCCCGCGTTGACCAGCCACCCGGCGGCACCGGCCAGCGCGCCGGTGACCGCGCCCCGGACGCTGGAGACGGCGGAGCGCACGTTCCCGATCGCTCCCCGGACCGCGTTCGCCATCCCGGTCATCAGCGACCGGCCAGCGCTCACCAGCCAGGAGGCCGCGCTGGCCGCCGCGCCCACGAGGGCGCTCCGGACCGCGCCGATGGCTCCGGCCGCCCGGCTCACACCGGCCGAGATCACCGAGCCGATGAACCCGGCCATCAGCCGGACACCGGCGGCCACGATCTGGCCGAGCGCCGAGAGGAGCCCCTGGGTGATCGCCGCGTTGATCTTCAGGACCGCCCCGAGGATCTGGGGGATGGCCCGGATGAACGCCTGGGTCAGCATGACCATGATCCGGAGCGCGGCGGCGGCCAGCGCCGGGCCGTTGTCGATCAGCGCCTGGACCAGCGTCGGAATCAGGGTGTCCGTGATGAAACTGATGATCATCGGAAGCGACGTATTGAACGCCTCCACGATCTTGAGAATCATCTGGATACCGGCCTCGAAAATGGCCGGGGCATTCTGGAGGAACGCGGCGAGCTGGGGGATCAGCGTCCCCGTGATGAACTGGACGAGGATCGGCAGATTGGCGACGAACGCATTCAGCAATTGCGTCATCACCGCGATTCCGGCCTCAATGAATTGCGGCGCGTTCTCGAACAGCGAGGTGATCGCCGGGATGATCACGCCGGTGATCGTGCTCGTGATGATGCCGATGTTCTGGATGAACCCGTTCATCACTTGCTGGATCATGTTCAGGCCCTGTTGCATCAGGGCCGGTCCCTGGGTCGCCAGGGTGTTGAGCAGCGTCGGGATGAGCTCGCCCTGGATCGTCGCCACGACCTGGGGGAGGGCCTGGCCGATCCCCTGGATGATCGCCGTGATGATGTTGATGCCCAGGAGGAGGAGCTGGGGCGCGGCGCTGATGAACGCGCTCAGGATCTGGGGGATGGCCTGGATCAGCGCCGTGGCGATGGTCGGCAGGGCGGTCATC